ACTTATGCAGATGTTACCTAGTACGTTTAAAGCTTATGCTGCTAGGGGTCATGGTAATATTACTAATCCTATTGATAATTTAATGTCTTCTATTAATTATATAAAAGCACGTTACGGTTCACCATATAATATCCCTAATTTATTTGGGGGTAATTACGTTGGTTATGCTAATGGTGTTAAAAGTGCTATGAGCGGTATGCATGCTGTTGCAGAGAAGGGTCTTGAAATTGTTGGTGGCAAAGCTTTAAAATTATTTCAGGGCGGCGAAACAGTATTAAATAACAAAGATAGTTTAAATTTACTTTCTACTATTGCTAATTTACAAAATGTGATGCAAAATGCTAAAGGTTTGGATGTAGCTACTCAAACTCAAATGGCATCAACTAATAATGCTGCAATGCCGGTAAATATTAATTTGAATGGCAATTATGCATTTACTAATAAGGAAGCTATTGATTATTTATCGACAAGAATTAGTAGAACAATTGCAGGAAGAACAAAGGGGAGGGTCTAATGGCTGATTTAATTATAAATGGGGTTGCAAGAACAGATATTACCTTAGTAGATTATTCTGTTGGACCTTCTAAGGTTAATTACGCAATACAATGGTATAAGAAAGCTGCTAACCCTTTGATAGCACAACAACAAGCACAAGAAAAAGAAATTAAAGTTACGTGTTTAGTAGAAGATACTACTAAAGATTTAACATTACAAAAAGTTAGTAATCTATTAAAGAATTTTGTAAACTGTAGCTTAGGTTTTACAGATATAGGACAATCATTTAATGTATATATGACTAATGAACCTACAATAACTTGGTATGGTGATACTGATACAGGTTATGATACCTGTAGATATATTATAGAAGCTACGTTAACGGCTGGGCGAGGTTATGGAAGTGTTATTACTATAGGTCAAGATATTACATTTACAGATACGTCACAAGCAGCTACAATTAATTTTACTACAATAGGTAATGAATTTACGCCTTTAATTGTAAGATTTAAAATATTAAATGGTGCAACTACTGACCATTTAATATATTTAGCTTTTAATAAAGACCCAGTATTTGAAATATTAAATGACTATGTTACAGACCAATTTGCATTAATGGATGTCGGTAATGGTGATCTTATTGAAGTCAATGCGGAAACTTATAAAATACTTGCAAATACAGTTCCTGATTTATCAAGATTTAGGGGCGATTTTCCTATTATAGCTGCCCCGAAAGTTATGCAATTAAATATTAAGTTTTCAGCTATCTTTGCAGATGAAGTAGCAATTAACACGCATGTAGATATATTATATAAACCTAGGTGGTTTTAATGTTTTAAAGGAGGATATAAAATGTTAAAAGAATCAACAAATATAACAGGTGCGATTATTATAAATCAAACAGTAGATGATAAAATTGTACAGAAAAATATAGGTAATATGAGATTTACCTTGTCTGATAATAATTTCGATATCAATGTATATTTTGAGGACAAAGATACCGCCCTTCAAAATATTGATGCAGTGAAAGCGCAATTCCAAGAATTTTATAGTGCTGTACAAACTAAAGTAAATGCTGTTTATCCAGTATTTAATAAGGAGGCTTAATCATGGGAGCTAAATTAAAAAAATTACAAAAGACATTAGCTAATAGAGAAATGGTGACTATTGGGACTAGTTTAAAATCGGTCCTTACTAAATCATTACCTATTATTACTAGTTATACCTTAACTAAAAATATTGATATTCTTAATAAAGAATTAAAGGCATTTGATAAGGAAAGAAATAAATTAATTGACAAATATGGTAAACGTGATGATGACAATGTAATAGTAAAAGATAAAAAAGGTGGTGTAATTATTGCTGAACCTGAATCATTCACAAAAGACCTTAATGAATTGTTAGATATTGAAAATACACTTGAGGTCTATGTTATCAACTTTGATGATTTAGGTCAAACAGACTTTACACCACAAGAACTAATGTCGCTAAAATTTATGATAACTGATTTTTAATCATAGTTTATCATCCTGTGGGAGGGGATTAAATAATGTTAGCTTTAAGCAGTGATAGTAGAGCTCCCTTAGGTGTATTACCATATTCTTCAGATATTCATATAACTGAAGATACTAAAGGTAATGACACTCTTGAATTTAATTATCCCTACTATGTTGTAGATGCTAGTGGGGAAGAAGTAGAAACAGTTATGGGGCCGCAAATTAAGCCCCAATATTTTATTGAAACTGATACGCAACTATATGTTATTAAAGAAGTTACACCGGCTGATGGTATATTATCTGTAAAAGCTGTAGTATATTTAGATGAACTTACTAATGCTATTAATTTATCCTTTTCAAGACCTAACGCACAACTAAATACTTTAGCAACTAATGCACTTACTGGCACGGGTTGGACATTTCAAACCAATGTTAGTACTGTTAAACTTAGAAGTCTAGCTATGAATCAGTCTACTGCGCTAGATATAATTAAAAAAATTGCAGAAATCTTTATGACTGAATTACGTTTTGACGCTAAAAATAAAATTATATATCTTAATGAGGTGCTTAATCCCCATTTTGCTGGTGTTATCTTTGATGATAAATTTAACTTATTAAATATTCAAGTTAAATATGATACTAACGATTTAGTGACACGTTTAATTCCAGTAGGGGCGAATAATCTTTATATTACAGATATAAATAACGGTATAAATTATGTAGAAAACCACCAATATACAAATCAAAATATAACACAGTTTTGGTCAGCTAATCAATATACAGATGCTAATGCCCTTAAAGAAGATGCTATTAAGAAGTTAGCAATATTATCTCAACCTAAAATTTCTATCGATTGTACAGTATTAGATTTAGCAAGACTTAGTGAATTAGGTTTAACTAATAATATTGATTATAGTGAATATGTTTATAATTTAGGGGATACCATAACTATACGTGATAGACAATCAAAAACATTACGACAAGTTAGGATAGTTCAAACAGTTTCGTATCCGGATGAACCAGATAAAAATACAGTTCAATTAGAATCCCAATATGATTTAATGGAAGATTACTTTGAACTTATCACCGCAGTAGACCAAGAATTACAAAATATAACTACAGCTACCGGTGACGTAAGTGGTGATTCAGTTGATAGTATTGATTGGACTAAAGTAAAAAATGTACAAATACAAACTGCTCAAATAGGTGATTTACAAGTTACCACTGAGAAAGTAGCAGATAGTACAATAACCACGGCAAAGATAGGCGATTTGCAAGTTACTAATGAAAAAGTTGATTCATTAGGCGCCGATAAACTAACTGCGGGCACCATCAATGCCAATATAATTAATGTCATCAATCTAAATGCAAGTAATCTTATTACAGGTTCTATTGATGCAGATATAATCCATGTATTCAATCTTAATGCTGATAACATTTCTGGTGGTACTATAGATGCTAACATTATTAGTGTTATTAATTTAAATGCAGGCAATATTACTGCAGGTAGTTTATCTGCAAATAGAATTTCTGGGGGGACACTAGACGCACAATATATCGATGTTATTAATTTAGATGCTTCATCGATATCTACCGGTACTTTCACTGCGGATAGAATATTTGGCGGAACGTTAGATGCTTCCAAAATAACGGTCGTAAAACTGGATGCATCCGCTATAACCACTGGTACGTTTAGTGCTGACCGTATAAGCGGTGGTACAATTGATGCATCAACGATTGATGTTATCCATCTGAATGCAGGTAACATCACCGCAGGTGAGTTAGATGGTACCTATATAAAGGCACATTCCATTGTAGCGAACCAGTTGGTTAGTGGAACTATTACGGCAGAAAGTGGTATCATTGCGAATTCCGCCATAGGTTCGGCACAAATAGCTGATGGTAGTATCACTGATGCTAAAGTTGTAGATTTAAGTGCTAATAGTATTACTGCGGGTACATTAAGCGTGGATAGATTGATTATTCGGGGTAGCGATGAAAGTATTGTTTATGAATTAAATAATATACCTGGAGCTACACAGGTAGTAGGTTATACTACTATTAATGGCGAAACTTTAACTGATAGAACAGTAACAGCTGATAAAGTTGTAGCACATACTATAACTGCTAATGAAATATTTGCTAAAACTATTACAGCAAATGAAATTGCAGCAAACACTATAACGGCTTCTAATGGTATTATTGCTTCTATAGATGCTAATAAAATAACTACAGGTACTATAGACGCTGATGTGGTGGATGTTATTAATTTACATGCAAATAATATTACGAGTGGTACTATTAGTGGTGATATAATTTCTGGCGGTACAATTACGGGGGCATTGTTAAAAACATCTAATACAAATAATTATATAATGATTCATGAACAATATTTGGAGATATTTCAGGATGCAACACAAGTCATGAAGTTAGGTTACTATGATGCTGGTAATGGTGCTCAGGGAACTATTAATTTGAATACGGGTTATATATTTGCACCGGTAATAAATGCGGGGAGGGTTTATACGGGTGTAGGTGCAGGTGGAGTTACTCTTTTTGGTAATAATTTTTATGCCTACAATGCTTTTCGTGGCTTACCGGCTATTTCTATATTCGGTGGTGGAACTGAATCTAGTGCTGCAACACCTCCACCTACTATACGTATGATGTATAATGAAGCCGAACTGTATGCTGATGTTTTAATTTTAAGTTCTGCTAATGGTATTGTAGCACAATTGGATCTTATTAAGGCTTCAGCGTTTGGTAGTGGTTATGTTACTTTTATATCCCCAGTACAATTTAAAAATGATATTAATATTTACGACGGAGCATATATAATAACTAATTCGTATATTGATATTTATAGAAACCTTTTTATGAATGGTTATGATATAAATATGAATGGCGGAACATTAAATGCACAAAATGGAATTATAACTAATGCACATTATCAAGGTTTAGGTAGATATCCTGTAGCTACATGGTCAGGTACTTTAAATAATGGTGATACGCATACTATAGTGCATAATTTAGGTTATATGCCTATAGTGCAATTTACGGGGTCTACGGGTAATATAATATTAACTGTATATCATAATAATACTAATCAAACTACTGTAAAAAATTACAATAATGGAGGTAATCTTTGGACTGGTACTGTTAGTTTATATTAGTATAAACTAACAGTTCAGATAAATATAATTGGAAATGGTTTAATGTCAAAATTAAGAGAAATAGCAGAAAGTGGTCAGTTAATCATAACACCAGAAGGTAATAAAGTACGTCTGATGCCGATACCTAAAGAGGGCTTAATACCAGTAGGACAAAATGATATGTATATTAATGATGTAAATGGCGGGTTGCCATATGTTGAAAACCACCAGTACACTGACCAAATTATAACAGCATACTGGTCGGCTGGTCAATATACTGATGCAAATGCACTTAAAGAAGATGCGGTAGCTAAATTAGCAATATTATCACAGCCACAGGTCACGTTCGATGCAACTGTTTTAGATTTAGCTAGAATATCTGAACTTAATCCAGACTTTGAAGATTTTTCAGAATTAAGCTACAATATTGGTGATACAGTAACTATAATGGATTCAAAGAAAGAAATTGGACAAACTGTGCGTATAATACAAACAGTAGAATATATGGATAAACCGGAGCAAAATACTGTGCAGTTTGATAGTATGTATCAATTAATGGAAGATTTATTTGAAAAATCATTACACACAACTGAAACTGTAGATTCAATTACAACAACTGATGGTGGTAGTGTTAGCGGTGATGCAGTTGATAGTATTGATTGGACTAAAGTTAAAAATGTGCAAGTACAAACTGCACAAATATCTGATTTAGCTGTAACTACTGAAAAGGTAGCAGATAGTACAATAACTACAGCCAAAATCGGTGATTTGCAGGTTACTAATGAAAAGGTTAATTCATTAAGTGCAGATAAATTAACCGCTGGTACCATAGACGCTGGGGTTATTACAGTAACTAATTTGAATGCCAGTAATATTAGCGGCGGTACAATAGATGCACATGTTATTGGTGTTACCAATCTTAATGCTAGTAATATCACTTCTGGAGCTATAGATGCTAGTGTGATTGATGTAACTAACTTAGATGCAGGTAATATAACAACAGGAACTATTGATGCTTCACAAGTCTCTGTGGTTAATTTGGATGCAGGTAGTATTACCACAGGAACTTTTAGTGCTGATAGAATTTCAGGTGGAACTATTGATGCAGGACAGATAGCAGTAATTAATTTAGATGCAAGTGCTATAACTACTGGGACATTTAGTGCTGATAGGATAAGCGGTGGCACAATTGATGCAAGTTTAATTGATGTAATTAAACTAAATGCGACTAATATAACCACAGGCGAATTAGATGGTACACTTATAAAAGCCCATACAATTGTAGCAGACCAATTGGTTGCTGGCACAATTACAGCTGATAGTGGCATCATAGCTACTTCTGCCATAGGTACTGCACAAATAGCAGATAGTAGTATTACAGATGCAAAGGTTGTTGATTTAAGTGCTAATAGTATTACAGCAGGAACATTATCTGTAGATAGATTAATTATTAGAGGTAGCGATGAAAGTATTGTTTATGAAATAAATAATTTGCCCGGGGCTACACAGACACTAAGTCAAACAACTATTAATGGTGAGGCATTAACGGATAGAACTATTACTGCCGATAAAGTTGTAGCCAATGCTATTACTGCAAATGAAATAGCTACTAATACTATTACTGCAAACTCCGGCATCATTGCTTCTATAGATGCTAGTAAGATTACTACAGGAACATTAGATGCGGCACAGATAAGCGTTGTTAATTTAGATGCTAGTTCAATTACTACTGGCGAATTAAGCGGTGATAGAATAAGTGGTGGCACAATTACTGGTGTAGATATTATTGGTACTACATTAAAAACTAATAATACTACAAACTATTTAACATTGCATGACCAGCAAATATCCATATACCAAAATTCAAGTGAAATGATTAGTTTAGGATATATGGTATATGGTGCAAATACATTACCACTGATACAAATGTTTGGTAAGCATTTAATATCTAGGACAGATACAGATGATGATGGTACTATAACGATAGGTGCTATACAACCCTCTGATACTTTGAATGGACATGTTGATATATATAAGGCACAAATATTAGGTAGTAATTTTACTGTTTGGGGAAATAGTATATTTAATGATAATATTGTGCTTAATGGTAATTTAATTGTTTATGGTAGTGGAGGCTCCGGAAGTGGTAGTGGTTCAATAAGTACAGATTCTTTAGTAGTTAGTAGTAATGTTAATTTAGTAAATGGTAAGGTTGAAGTTAATAGTAGTTATATAGACTTCTATGATTATCTGTGGATGAATGGAAATAACATCATGATGGGCGGAGGTAGTATTGGAAGTGCTGGAACAATATCAGCTGATAAATATTTTGGTTTAGGTAAAACGCCAGTATACACACAGTCTGTCAGTATACCAACAGGAAGTTCAGTGACAATTGCACACAATTTAGGATATCACCCAATAGTTAGATTGAATGGAACAGTTGGTAACTTAATTGTTACTACACAAGATACCGATGTAAACCACACTAGAATTTATTGTTACAGTGGTGGTGGAGCAACATTTAATGGTTATGCTTATTTTTATTAAATTTTATAAACAGTTAATAAATTAAGGATTTATCATTTTTGCATAATATATTATAATGAATAAAGGAGGGCAAGCCTCCTTTATTTTTATTAGTGTAGTCCGAAGGTGGTGATATTATGGACAAACTAAATATACACTGTTTACAAGTAGGGATTACAGGTGCATTATTGACATTTTTATTTGGGGGTTGGGACATGAGCTTAGAAATATTAGCAGTATTTATACTACTGGATTATATTTCCGGATTGGTAAAAGCATTTACAACAAAAACAGTAAACTCCCAAACGGGATTTAAAGGGTTATTGAAAAAATCTGAAATCCTTATTATCCTTATAGTGGCAACACTTTTAGACCGATTAATAAATAGTGGTGACTGGATTTTTAGAACCCTAGTGTGTTATTATTATATTGCAAACGAAGGAATATCAATAATAGAAAATTGTGGCAAGAGTGGATTACCAGTGCCACAAAAACTGGTAGATGCATTAGAACAATTACAAGGAATTAAAAAGAATAAGGAGGAGAATAAAGATGAAGAAAATAGCAGACATAAGTAATTTAAATGGTAATGTAGATGTAAAGCTACTATTTAATTTAGGTTATATAGGCATTATTGCCAAAGCATCAGAGGGCGGCACATTTGTAGATAAGTATTATAAACAAAACTATACAAATACTAAAGCTCAAGGAAAAATAACTGGTGCATATCATTTTGCTAACTTTACTACTATAGCTAAAGCACAACAAGAAGCAAACTTCTTTTTAAGTTGTATTGCAGGCACCACACCGGATTTTGTAGTGCTAGATTTAGAACAGCCATGCACCGGTGATATTACTGAGGCATGTTTAGCATTTTTAAATATTGTGGCTAAAAAATTTAGATGCGTTGTATATTGTAACCCAAGTTTTATAAAAGAACACTTAAATTCTAAAATATGTGCTTATCCATTGTGGATTGCTAATTATGGTGTAGCCACACCAGCTTTCACACTTTGGACAAAATATGCAATGTGGCAGTTTACGGAAAAGGGACAAGTTAGTGGCATTAGTGGCTATATTGACTTTAGCTATATAACTGATGAATTTATAAAATATATTAAGGGGGAAGATGAAGTGGAAAATTTAGTAGTTTATAATGATGGTGCAGACCAAAGAGCGGCAGAATATTTAGCAGATAGATTGGCATGTCCAACTATTAACAATGCTAGGAAATTTGATTATAGTAATGTTAAAAATGTATATGCAGTTGGTGGAAACAAAGAACAGTACACATCTTATCTTAAAACTTTAATAACAGGTTCAACTAGATATGCAACAATGCAAGCTGTATTGGATTATATTAAAAATTTAAAATAGGAGGATTATAAAATGAATGAACAATTAGCGATAATTTTAGCATTAGTGTTAGGCGTTATAGCTGTATCTATATGGGTAGTACCCATATTAAAGAAAAAGAACATTGATATAGAAAAATTAGCAACTAAAGCAGAATCTGTTATAAGTGCAAGCGACCCTTTAATTGATTTAGCAAAGGAAATACCGGCAATTAATAAAGGTGCCACTATAATAGAAACAATTAAAAATGGTGCGTTGGTTGGTGCTAAAACAGCTGAGCAGTTGGGTGGCATTGGTAGCCTAACAACAAACGATGAGAAGTTTAAATCAGCTCAAAGTACGGTGTATGCTTTATTAGCAGAATTAAAAATTACACCTACTGATAATCAAAAGAAACTTATAGATGATTATATACAAGCGGCTGTATATGATTTACCAAAAACAAATAAATAAAAAATAATTTAAAAAAACCTCTTGCATATTATATATTAATGTTTTATAATAATAACTGTTAAAACAAATATTAAATATACGGAGGTTTTTATTATGAAAAGAAATAGTATTAAAAAATTAATTACATGTGTTTGTATTAGTGCAAGCTTACTTAGTTTTGCAGGTTGTGCCTCAACTGTTGATGTTTCACAGACTAAACCCGTAACTCAATATGAGCAAACATTAAATAAAACATTTACAGGAGCAAAATTAGAATCAAGTCAATATCGATATGATGATAAGTATGATAGTTTAAATGTGTTACTAAACTTTAACACAGCAATGGATACAAATGGTGCATTAAACCAACTAAAAAAGACAACTGTTAATAGTTTGCATAAAAGTTTAAATGGTAATGATGATGCAGTAAAGACAATAACATTACAAGTAAAAGTTAAAGATAGCGGCAACACTTACCAATACCAATATGAAAATGGAAAGTGGAATAAATAACACCCCGGGGATGGGGTGCTTTTTTTATTTAAAAATATTTTGAATATTTTTTATGAAAAGACTTGCATATTATATAATAATGTTATATAATAATGTCAACAAGTAAGGCAGGGAGGAAATAAAAAATGAAAAAAGAAAATTTTGAAATTGGAATGAAATTTGAAAATAAAAAAGATAGTGCAGAGGTTGGCACAATAATAAAATTATACGATAACAGGGTTTTGTTTGAATTTGATGGTGATAGACAAAAAAGCTATAGCATGAGCACAGTTGAAAGATGGTGGAAATATTTAACTACTGTAAAGGAAGAAGTTATTAATGAATTAGGTTTAAGTACAGAATTAACATCGGCTGATGAATTAAACTTAGCAGAATTTAAAAGTAAAATGGATGCTAAAATATTTAGAAAGGCATTGCCAGCACCAAAGAAAATTGGTAAAAAACCATTACCCACTAATGACACAATTACAAGTTATTATAAAAACATTGTACAGTTATTTGAACAAAAAGGTTGCAAAGTTAAATACACTAAATATAACACTGTACTTAGAGCAATAAAAAGAAATGTAGCAGAAATAAGATTACAAAAAAGGTCAATAGTAATTAGAATTGATTGCAGGGCATTGGAAAAAGCTGATTTTGATAGAATTAAATTAGCAGATGATAAATACAAATGGACATTAAATGCAATATTTAAAATAAAAAATGCAGATGATTATAGTTTTGCAGTAAAAATATTAATGGAAGCTTATGATTATGCTATGAGTCGTTAGACTTATAGCATACACTGAAGGGGGTTATAATTATGGTTACAATAAAAGAAAAGGAAGCAATTAAAGTAAAAAATAAAAGAGCATTGTTTATTAGTTTTGATTATAGTTTAGAATTAGTAGATAAGGTTAAACAACTAAAAACAAGGTATTACAATCCAAAGACACATGAATGGGAGGTGCCAAAGCGGGATTATTTAGATGTTATAAGGCTATTTAATGGCGAAGTTAACATTGATGCAAGTGTAGATAAAAAGTTGCTTAAAAAGGCGGATAACGTTAAAACATTTAATGATGTAGATGTAAGTAAGTATAGTAAATATAAACCAAAAACAAAGTCTTATCAACATCAATTAGATGCAATGAATTATGCTATAAATAATAATAAATTTTTATTAGCAGATGAACAAGGCTTAGGAAAAACAAAAGAAGCTATAGATATTGCATGTATGCACAAAGGTGAATTTAAATATTGTTTAATAGTATGTGGTGTTAACTCAGTAAAGGTAAATTGGATAAATGAAGTTAGTAAACACAGTAAAGAAAAAGCTCATATTTTAGGTAGCGGTATAAACAGAAAGGGTAAATTGAAAATTGGCAGTGTTAAAACAAGATTTGAAGATTTAACAGCAATTTATAATGGTACAAGCCAATATTCAAATTGCTACTTTTTAATTACTAATGTGGAAACTTTAAGATATGATAAAATACAAGATTTGTTAAGCACAATGACCTTAGATGGCACTATTGGCATGACTGTTATAGATGAAATACACAAATGTAAAAATCCGGCTGGTGGCATTGGTAAGGCTATACACAGTTTAAAAAGTTACTACAAAATAGGATTAACAGGTACACCACTAATGAATTACCCACTAGATTTATATAACTTATTAAAATGGTTAGATGTTGAATTTCATAGTTTTTACCAGTTTAAACAATATTACTGTATTTTAGGCGGCTATGGTGGAGGTGAGGTATTAGGATTTAAAAATTTGGCTAAGCTAAAACATAAATTAAATAACGTTATGCTTAGGCGTTTAAAAGAAGATGTATTAGATTTGCCACCAAAAGTTGTACAAGATGAATTTATTGAAATGACAGTTAAGCAAACTAAAATATATAATTCAGTTTTAAACTCAGTTAAAGATGATTTAGATAAAATAACAACGTCGAATAACCCATTGGCACAGCTTACTAGATTAAGACAGGTAACAGATTATACTGGATTAGTAAGTGAACGTGTTTTAGAAAGTGCAAAATTAGATAGATTAGAAGAATTAATAGATACAATAAATGCAAATGGAAAAAAGTCCATAATATTTAGTAACTGGGAAAAGGTTACACAGGAAGTTAAGAAAAGATTAATTAGGTTTAACCCAGCCTATATAACTGGCAAAGTTAAAAATATAGACGATGAAGTACAAAAATTTCAGAATGATGATAGCTGTAAAATTATTATTGGAACTATTGGTGCCATGGGTACTGGTTTAACCCTGACAGCGGCGTCATATGTAATATTTTTAGATGAGCCATGGAATAGGGCATTAAAAGACCAAGCAGAAGACAGGGCGTATAGAATTGGAACAAAGGGTACTGTTAGTATAATTACACTACTATGTAATAATACTATAGATGTAAAAGTACATGAGTTAGTAAAACAAAAGGGTCAATACTCAGATGTACTTGTCGATGGCAAAGTAAATAAAATGAATAAAAATAAACTTGTAGAATGGTTACTTGAATAGGAAAGGGGAAAAATAAAATGTTAAAAGATAATATTAATTATTTAAGAATAGGTGAGGTGGCTAAAAGGATTAATAAAACTACTCAAACTATTAAATCATGGTATGGCTGGGCTGAATTTACTGGCAACAAAGAAATATTAGGTGAATTGCCTACCATTTATAGATTTGATAAGAGGGGTACAAGATATTTTAAAGAAAGTGATATACCTCAGCTGGAAAAATGGTACAATAAATATATTAGCTATGGCACCATGAGTGATTATTTAAAGGCAAAGAAAAAATAATAAAAAAATAAAGGTACCATCATTGGCACCTTTAAAAATAAAAAATAATTGGAGGTTAAAACATGAAAAAAGATTTAGAAGCATTGGTTAACGATTATCATAATTATAACACAGAGGTAAAAGAATTACAAAAGAAAGTTAAGGAATTGAATAAAAATATCAAAACTAACTTTAAAGAATTAGGCATAAGTGAATATGTAAGCAAAGATGGTATTAAGGTAACTATTAGTGAAACAGAAAGAGTTACACCAAACGAAGATAAGATGTTGCAACGATTAAAAGATTTGGGTTATACTGATTGTATTACAACTAAAGAAATTATTGATGTAGCCAAACTGGAGGATGCAATATATACCCACAAGATAGACGCCGCCAAACTGTCAGACTGCAACGATGTTAAAAAAGTTGTAACTATGAGGTGTAAATATACCAACACTAAATAAAGTGCAGTTGTGGGGGGGGGTGATAAAATGAATAACAAATGTTGTCAAAATTGTGAAGATAGGCATTTATTATGTCATGCAGACTGTGAGGATTATTTAGCAGAAAAAGCTAAACGAGATGAAATTAATACTGCTAGGCGTGCATGGTTATCTGAAAATTATTATGCAACTGAAACAAAGAAAAAGGCAATTAATAAAACTATTAAAAAGCACAATGGTTATAAATTTTAGGGAGGTTATTAATATGGCAAAATTAAAAAGTATTAGGTGCGAGTATGGTACAAGCTTTCAAACAGGTGGACCAAATGGTGTATGGCATAAAGTTGGCTGTGCAGTAGAATTGGAATTAGAAAACAATGATAACAGTAAAAAGGTTAAAGAGATGGCATGGAATACAGTTGTAGAAGAAATAGAAAAACAAATTGAAGATATACAAAAGAATTTTTAACTTTAATGATTTAAACTAAATATGATATAATTTATGCAGGCATTATATTTTTATAGCCTGCATAAATATTTAAAATAATTGGGAGGTTATTTTATGTATAATTATACAAAATATGCATCACTAAATTATAAAGATACCACTGCAACTTATAATATTGGGTTAGCTAAAGATATAGGTGTAGTACCTGCTATACTTTTCAGTAATTTGTTGTATCTAGATAGCATATTTACAGAAAAAAGGATTGACGGTTATTTTTATACTACAAGGGAAGCTATAGAAAAACACACCGCTATAAAAAGGGACGCACAAATTAGAGCTTTTAAAAAATTAAAGGAGATTGGCTTAGTTGATTATAAGCGATTAGGGGTACCTGCTAAGATGTATTATCGCATTGTTAGACATAGCGAAACGCCATGTCTTGATGTAGATGCTAATAAATGTGATGATATCAACGTTTCTAAAGAATCTGACCTTTCCCCAGACGTAGCGAAACGCTACTCAAGTAATCATATAGACAATCAGTCTTCTACTAAAACAAATGAATCTATTAATAAATCAACAAATAATCCAGTATCATTGACCAAACCTAAAAATCATAATAATAAATTATTTAGTACACCGGATATAGTTGGCGGCATTATAATTTATTTAAATAATGTTTTAGGTACCCATTTTAGAAATAGCGAAACTAATAGCAGGCTAATTAAAAAATTGTTTGCCAATAAGTACACAGTTAACGATATTAAGTTTGTTATAGATAACAAGTTTGCAGAATGGCATGATGACCCTAAAATGGCAAAGTATTTAAGACCCAGTACATTGTTTAGGGAAAGTAATTTTGATAAGTATGTTAACGAGCCGGTATTTAAAAAAGTTAGTAAATGGGATAATTTTGGCAAAGAGGTTACTTACCATACAGCTACAAAGCCAGCACCAACCGATGATGATGTAACTGGGGAAAAGATGTAGTGTTTAAATAGCTAAATTTTTAGTATATGCACTACTGACAAGCTTTAAAATATATTTTTAGGGTAATTGTGCTTTTAACTATGGTGCAATGCCTTAAAATATATTTTTATTGAATAATATAAATTGTACTTTAATTTTTGGTTACTTGTTTGATATAATAGTTAACAAGGAGGTTAATGGTGATGTACAAGTACGAGTTTAACGCCGATGAATGCTGGTTTAAGAGCGTTTGTAAAGATTTTAAAAAACCGGGGGAATGCTACAGGGGTTGTTTAAGATATATGGTAATGCACTATTTAGCGTATGCCAGTGATGTGCCAAAGAAAATGCAGTACCCGGAGCATTTAATAGTAGATGTACCAAAAGATGATAAAGTGGCTTACTTAGAATTAAACAGGCTAAAAAGTAATATATGTGATTTTGTGAGCTATGGCGGCAGTTTATTAATACAAAGTAAAAATACTGGTAATGGTAAAACAACATGGGCTATAAAATTGCTTATGAAATTTTTAGAAAAACAAATACCAGTTTGCAAGTTAGAGCCACAAGGTAGATTTGTAAATTTAACAAATGTTTATACAAAAATGCGTATAAATATACAAAATAATAGCGGCTACACTGAAAAATTAATGAACGATATGTATAGTTTGCCATTGGTTGTTTTTGATGATATGGGTGTAGCTGATTTAAGTAAATATGAATATACTACACTTTATGATATAATTAATACACGCTGTAACAATGGGTTGGCAAGTATTTATACAACTAATTTAATGGGTACAGAATTATTAGATGTATTAGGTAATAGGCTTTATAGTAGAGTAAATAATGGTGAGGTTGTTACATTTACCAGTAAAGACAGGAGGGTTAATGCACATGAAAGAAATGGTAGAATTACAGGTACTAAATAAAATTATTAAACAGGGCAATTTAAATATTTTAGTGCAGAACGATATAAGTGCAGATTATTTTGTAACTTATAAAGATGAATTTGCATTTATACAAGAACATTATCAAAAATATGGCAATGTTCCGAACATTGAAACAATGGTTAGCACATTTGAAGATTTTGAAAATATTGATGTTACAGAAAGTGATAAATTTTTAATTGAAACTTTAAGTGAAAAATATTTGTATATGCGTATGTTACCAGTTTTAAACAAAGTGGCAGAATTAATTGCAACTGATAGTACAAAAGCAATTGAATACATGCTACCAAAAATACAGGAATTGAATGATTTAAAGAATAAAGGCTATAATGCAGGTTATGATTTAGTTAAAAACTCATTGGATAGGTGGAATGATTACCATGCAAGAAGCGAGAAGCATGGTATGCTAGGAATAAGCAGTGGATTAGATGATTTAGACCGAATAACATTTGGCTGGCTTGATGGAGAAGATTTAATAACCATACTGGGAAGAACAAATGAAGGAAAAACGTGGTTGCTATTATATTTTTTAGTAGCGGCATGGAATCAGAAGAAGCGTGTTTTATTGTATAGCGGTGAAATGGGTGTAAATATGATTGGATATAGGTTTGATACACTGGCAAAGCACTTTAGTAATTTAGGGCTTATGACTGGTGATACTAAATTAGGTGAGGGTGGTAGCATTGAGTATAATAATTGGCTTACAAATTTAGCTAAACAAGATGTGCCATTTATCATAGTTACCCCAAAGGATTTAGGAAATAAGCATTTAGATGTACCTACACTGCATACACTTATAGATAAGTATAAACCTGATATTATTGGTATTGACCAGTACAGTTTAATGGCAGATTATAGAGCGAAAAAAGGTGACCCAAACCGAATTAAACTAGCACATATTAGTGAAGATTTATTTAATACAAGTGAAAAGTATAAAAAACCTATTTTAGCAGATGCACAAGCTAAAAGGAGGCAGAAAAAGAAGAAAGATGAAATGGACGAAGATACACCAGATACCGATGAAATACAGGAAGCAGATGCAATTGGACAAAATAGTAGTAGGGTGATAAGTATGAAGCAAGTAGCCGCTGGGCTTAAAATGACTGTAAAGAAAAATAGGTATGGTTTAAATAATAAAGATTTATTGTACTTTTGGGATATTGATAAGGGTGATTTTAAATCATTGAATGGCACCCCACACAATACAGATATTAAACAGGAAATACAAGATAAGCAAGGAGAGGACGAATTTAAAAATGGCACAGAAGTTTTTTAAAGTATTAATATTAATAGTATTATTTGCTATAACATTTATTATTGGTATGTTTATAGGTGGATTATTTACTATAAAATAAAGGGTGCGATTAAAATGAGAGATAAATTTTTAATACGTATAGTTTATATATTGTGGGTATTTTTTAATTTTTTATGTTTAGTATTAATGTGGCACTAGCAATTTCATAATAAAATAGGAGGATATAATAATGAAAATTAAAGATGTGGTACAAACTTTTATAGGTGCAGTGGTAGCTATTATGGTTACATTATTTATTATATCTGTTATAGTGTTGGGTATTGGAGTATCTGCATATGGTTGGATTAAATTTTTGCAATTGATTTTTTAGGAGTGATTAAATGATTATTAACGATGTGCCAGTTTTGGCAGATGTAGAAGCTATATTTACAGAACTTAGAAATCAATTGCAATTAAATGGCATTGATTTATTACATGATATAAAGCCAACCAATAACAATATACAGTTTACTTGTATAAAACATGCAGATGGACACGAGCATAAACCCAGCTGTGGTATAAGTGAAGTTGATGTTAGGCGTGGTGATAAGGTGTTTCCGGCAGGCACAGTACATTGTTTTACATGCGGCTACACTGCACCACTGGATATATTTATTAGTGATTGTTTTGGCAAAGATGATTTTGGCTCTTTTGGGTTTAAGTGGTTAATGAAAAATTTTGTAAGTTTAGATATTGAAACTAGAAAAAAGATGGATTTTGGTTTTAATAGTAGATTACAAGATGTGCAGGCACCACAACCTAAAATAAAATATATAACAGAAGCGGAGCTTGAAACTTATAGATTTATACACCCTTATATGTATAAACGTAAATTAACAGATGAGATTATAGATGATTTTGATGTGGGCTATGATAAAAATACTAGGTGCCTAACATTTCCAGTTGCAGATAAAAATGGGAATATTTTATTTGTATATAGAAGAAGTGTTAATAGTAAATTTTTTAATGCTATAAAAGATACAGTTAAAAGTAAAACAATTTATGGAATAGATAAGATTTATCAAAATATTAGCAAAATAAGCAGTGCAATAATTACAGAAAGTATAATTAATTGCTTAACTTGTTGGACGCATGGAAAACCTGCTATGGCTTTATTAGGCACTGGTGCAGTTAACCAGTATAAAATATTAAGGGAATTGCCAATACGAAATTTAACATTAGCCCTAGACCCGGATGAAGCTGGTATGCGTGGTACAGAACGATTGTATAAAAACTTAAAGGATTGTAAAATACTATCAAAGGTTGCATATCCTAAGATTATGTATAGAAAAAAGTTAGATTTAAATGATATTTCGTATGAGGATTTTGAAAAATTATCAACAATTTTAATTTAACCTCTTGAATGTTATATAATAATGTTATATAATAATATTAACAAATAAATGAGGGGGAAATTAAAAATGTTGAATTTAGAAGAATTTAAAAACATGGCAACAATGTACAATGGTAGCACTGCAAAGATAGAGGATTTGGTAAAAGAATATAAGGTTACTGGAAGCCCTATTTGCTTTAGTGTTATTGTAAACACCCTTACAAAATTAATTACAAGTATTGCAGGTAAAAGCAATTATACCAATTTAGCAGATGCTGACAAGTTAAGCAGTATATTATACAATTTAGAATTAGCTACACAATCATATGATGTAACTAAAAAAATTAAATTTACAACATATGTATATACTTATTTAGTAAATGGACTTAATAGTGCAAATAGTAGATATGTAACTAAAAAATCTGTACAAGCTTATGACAATGTTAAATATAGTTATGAAGAATGTGTTGCAAGCAAAGATGATAAAGAGGCACCAGACCATAATTTAGATGATGTTGATTTAGGCGTGGTTTTGGGACAAGCTGGATTAACTGATAAAGAATTGGCAGTGTGCCGCATGATAGTAAAAGAGCCACATGATTTAAAGAATACAGAAATTGCAAGAGAGTTAGGTATTACAAGTGCAGGTGTTAAATATATAAAAAATAAAATTGCTAAAAAGCTTTCAGTAGTTTATAGCAGAAGGGGGAAGTAATATGGTAAGGTTAAGTAAATACAGATATTTTGTAAGTTATTATTTTTGGGATTCTGAAGGCAGGTATGGTATAGGTAACATGAACATGAGTAAAAATTACTCTAAGGTATCACCTAGTAATTTAAGTGATAAGTGCTTTTTAAACTTAGTTAAACAGAAAGTTAATCCATGCGTTGTAAAAGTAGAAGTAATAAATGTGAAAGCACTATTTAAATAATACCAATATAGTATTATAATAGAATATACAAATAATAATTATTATTAAGGGGGTTTAAAAATGATAGAAGTTTATACGTCACCAAACTGTCCAAAGTGTGCCGCCATAAAAATGTATTTGCAGGCACAAGGGGTTAATTATTTAGAAAAGAGTGTAACAGTTGAAAAATTTATGCAAGAATTAGTTGAGCAGAATATTTTAACAGTGCCAGTTGTAAAATGTGGTGATAAAATATGCAATGGCTTTAATAAAAAATTTTTAGATGGAGTGATACAAGATGTTAGATGTAATAAAAACAATAGATGATTATTTAAGTAAAAGAACATGGAGGGTTAAAAATAACTCAAATGCCCCCTACAGCTTCGGTGCATTAAATAAGTATTTGCAAGAGGCTGGCTCAAAGGAGTATTGGCTTAATAAAGTTTATACGCCTGAAATACGAAAATTTCACGAAGAAGGTTATGGTCACATTCATGATTTAGGTGGCTTAACAATATATTGCTGTGGATATAGTTTACAGAAAATATTGTTAATGGGTGTAAAGGGTGTACCAAATATACCCACATCATCACCAGCAAAGCACTTTGATGCAATTTTAAATCAGCTGGCTAATTTAGTAACTGTATTTCAGAATGAGATTATGGGTGCAGTTGCATTTAGTGCTTTTGATACTTTATTGGCACCATTTATTAGAGCTGATAATTTAAATTACAGGCAGGTTAAACAAAGTATACAAAACTATATTTATAGTGTAAATAGTAATAGTAGAAATGGTGCTGAACCTGCATTTAGTAATTTAAGTTTTGATATATTTGTACCAAAAGATTTAAAAGAGCAACCAGTAATAATCGGTGGGGTACCAACTGAACACACTTATGGTGAGTATCAAAAGGAACTTGATATGTTGAATAAAGCTTTTTATGAAGTAATGTTGCATGGTGATGCACTGGGAAAACCATTTGCATATCCAATTCCAACTTTTAGTATTATGAATGGGTTTGATTGGGACAACCCAAATAATGAAGATTTATGGAAAATGACTGGTAAGTATGGTTACCCATATTTTAGTAATTTTATGAATAGCGATATGGACCCCAGTGATGTGCGAAGTATGTGTTGTAGAATGAATTTAGATTTAAGGCAGTTAAGAAAAAGAAATGGCGGCTTGTTTGGCAGTGGAGATAGTACAGGTAGTATTGGAAATATTACTTTGAATTTGCCTAGATTGGGATTATTAAGTTATGGAGATAAAAAAGAATTGAAGCATTTAATTAAAAAGTATATGATAATAGCTAAAGATTCTTTAGAGTTAAAACGAGAATGGTTAACTAAAAATGTACTGGGTACTGGGTTAATACCAGCATTTGACACATACGTTGGTACACTAGATAACCATTTTAGTACAATTGGACACGTTGGCTTGAATGAAATGTGCTTAAACTTTAATGGCAAAGATATTTTAGATGAGAATAATAAAAAATTGTGTGAAGAATTATTAGATTATATGTCAGATTTGTTAATAGAATTTCAAGAGGAAACTGGACATTTATATAATTTAGAAGCATCACCTGCTGAAAGTACCTGCCACAGTTTAGCACTAAAGGATAAGGAAAGATTTGGCGATAATATAAAAACTCAAGGTGAGGGTGCTAGTGTTTACTATACTAATAGTTGCCACATTCCAGTTGCCAAGGTGCAAAGTTTACAGCAATTATTCGAACATCAAGATGGACTACAGGTTAAATATACAGGCGGAACAGTAGTACACATTTATACTGGTGGAGCTATAAGTGGGGAGCAAGCTAAGAGTATAATAAAAACTGTTTGTGAAAATTATAGGGTGCCATACGTAAGCATTTCACCACTTGTTTGTTATTGTCCTAAGCATGGTGTATTAGATGAAACAGTTGAACACTGTCCAAAATGCGGCACTAAAACGACTTATTTTCAACGAATCACTGGTTATATTAGAATAGTTGATAATTTTAATGCTGGCAAGGCGGCAGAGTTTAAGGATAGACACCAATTATTAAAGTAGAGGAGTTGACAAAAAATGCTATACAGAGGATATATAAATGAACGGTCAGAAGATGCTCCGTTTATAGGTGCTTTAATAGTTGCTAATAATTGTCATCATGATTGCTATGGGTGTTGCAACCAGCATTTAAAAACTGATACAGTTATACAAGATGAAACAGCTGAACAGATTATTAAGCATGTTAAAGCAGATATATTTAACAAAGGTATTATTTTAGCTGGATTGGAGTGGACAGAACAACCTGATGATTTACGTGCATTATACTGGGAAGCACAAAAACAGGGATTGGAAGTTATGATATATACACATTTAACAGTAGATGAGTTTATGGATAAATTTAAAGATATTTGTAAACATTGCTATGTTAAATTTGGCGAGTATAAGCAAGATGCCAAAACTGATTATTTAAAACTATATGATGTTAAGTTGGCAACTGCAAACCAATATATTATAAAATTTAATTAGAAAGCACTTTAATTTTTAGCTACAAAGATGATATAATAAATGTAAAACAAAATAAATTAAAATTTTAGGAGGTTAATATTATGGGAGCAGGACGTGTTGATTTAGATACTGCATATAATGATTATAGCGAAGGTGGATTTGATTATTTTCAATTAAAAAATGATGGTGATTCAGTAGTTGCAAGGATACTTGATGTTGGTGCATATATAGTACATGAATTAAATGTTAATGGAAAGAAAAAATATGTACAATGTTTGAGGACACAGGATTGCCCGGGGTGCCTTGCAGGCAGTAAACCAAAACCACGAGTATTAATATTTTTATATGTACCTGATGATGATAAAATATATGTTTGGGAACGTGGCAGACGTTTTATACCAAAAATAAATGGGCTTAAAAATAAATATGGCAACTTAATTAATAGGGAATTTGAAATAGAGCGTCATGGTAAGCCTAAAGATACAAATACAGATTATGCTTTTTATCCACTAGACCAAACTGAAGAAGATAAAAAAGTAACCATAAATGATTTTCCAGATTTGCAAACTATAGAAGATGCAGTTGAGGATAATTTTGTACAAGCATTAGATGCACAAGCTATGACTAAATTAATAGGTTTGCAGGCGGCAGAAGATGCTGAAGTAGTACCTAGACCACGTGGCAGACGTGCAAATAGAGGCACTGGTGCAGATGTATTTTAGCTTAAATTTTTTTATTATAGGTGATACTTAGTTGTATCACCTATATTTTTAGGAGGGATAAATATGGCATTATTTAATTTTAATAGAAAAGGTATAGATGCAGGTAGTGCAATTAAGCGTGCTAAAAAACGTAAAGTTAATGTACCAGTGAAAGGCGGTAACAGTTTGGTTACTACCATTGAATTAATTAGAAAAGCAGTAAATGAAAAACTGGGTGGTGGCATAGATGATTTAGCATGTATTACAAGTGAAGAAGAATTAGCAACTTATGTTAAACATTTTATAGATAATGGTTGTGGTGGGCTAGACACTGAAACAACTGGTTTAAATTGTGTAGATGATAAGATAGCTGGTGTTAATTTATATACGCCGGGTGAAAAAGGAATATATGTGCCATTGAACCACGTAAGCTATATGACAGGTGCAAAATTAAAAGACCAGTTGCCATTGGATATTGTAAAAAAATATATAACTCAGTTGGAAAATGTTAAACTTGATTTTAGTAATGCACACTTTGATTTGCAAGTTTTGTATTGGCAAATGGGTATAGATAATATAAAGGCATATTGGGATACACAGCTAGCGGCTAATTTATTGAATGAAAATGAACCGCATGGTTTAAAATATTTATATGAGAAGTATGTTAAAAAAGAAGAAGATGCAAATAGTAAACAATTAGCAACATTTGGAACACTGTTTAGGGGTGTGCCATTTACAAAGATACCACTGGATATTGCTTATTTGTATGCAGGAAAAGACCCAAAAATGTCATATGAGTTAGGCGAGTTTCAACGTAAGTATTTAAATGATACTGACCCAACCATGATAAAACGCCACCTTGATGATGTTTATAGAGTAATGGTTGACATTGAGATGCCGACAGTGCCAGCAGTTTTAGATATGGAAATAAAGGGTATAAATATTGATATGGATTTGAATAAAAAATTAAGTGAAAAGTATCATAAAAGAAAAGAAGATGTAGAGAATAAACTAAAAATAGAATTTGATAAATATAGCACTGAATTAGAAGCATTTAAAAAGAAGCACCCGGATTTATCTAGTAGGCTAAGCAATCCAATTAATATTAGTAGCCCAAAACAACTGGGAATTTTCTTTTATGATGTGTTAGGATTAAAATCACCTGATAAAGATAAGCCAAGAGGAACAGGTGCTGATATTTTAGATAAATTTGAAGTACCAGTTGCAAAGCTAATATTAGAATATAGAGAAATTGATAAATTACTAGGTACCTATGTTGATAAATTGCCAACTGTTTTAAGTAAGAGAACCAATAAAATACACTGTAATTTTAACCAGTATGGCACAGTAACTGGAAGATTTAGTTCAGATAATCCAAACTTACAGAATATACCTTCGCATAATAAAGATATACGTAAAATGTTTATACCTGATGATGGCAATGTGCTAATTGGTGGCGATTATAGCCAGCAGGAGCCAAGAAGTTTAGCTCATATGAGCGGCGATGAAAAGATGATTGAAGCTTATAAAAAGGGCAGAGATATTTATGCAACTATAGCTAGCTATGTGTATAAAGTACCTTATGAAGAATGTTTGGAATTTAACCCCGATGGCACTACAAATGCTGTAGGTAAGCAAAGAAGGGCTAATTTGAAAGGTGTAGTTTTAGGTATTATTTATGGTAGGGGTGTTAATAGTATAGCAGAAAAATTAAAGCTAACCAAAAAGGAAGCACAATCTATTATAGATGAGTTTTTTACACTGTTTCCAAAGGTTAAACAATTTACTGAAGATTCTATACGCATGGCACACGAATTAGGATATGTAACAACTTTTAGTGGTAGACGAAGAAGATTGCCGGATATAAATTTACCGCCATACGAATTTAAATATATAGATAAGAGTACATCAGATAGTTTTAACCCATTTTTTGATACTGCTGATGACGTTGAAAGTGATGAAGTGCCTGAATATATACAATTAAGCTATACAGCAATGTTGAATAAAGCAAGGTTTGATAAAAAGAGACGAAAAATGATTTTATACAAAGCTAGAACAGAAGGAATTACAATTAAAAATAATACTGGTTATATTGCACAAGCTGAAAGGCAATGTGTAAATTCACGAATACAAGGTAGTGCGGCAGATATGACTAAAAAAGCTATGATTGCACTGCATAATAATAAAAGATTAAAGGAGTTAGGGTATTGCATGTTAATACAAGTGCATGATGAAATTATAGGACAATGCCCCCTTGAAGCTGTAAAAGAAGTAAAGCCTATATTAGAAGAGTGCATGTTAAATGCAGTTAAATTAGTTGTGCCAATGAGCGTTGATGTAGATATTACCAAATGTTGGTATGGTGAATCTTTAAATATAGAATAACTTTAATTTTTAGTAAAAAACTTGATATAATAAGTATAGGAGGATGAAAGTTATGATAGTAGATTTATTTAATAATGTTGTAGATTATAAATATGTTAAAATTAGTACAGCATGGATGCGTCATAAATTTATGTGTAGTGAACATTATATATTAAATAAATGTAATGGTAGATGTTGTGAGGGTGGCAACCATAAAACTTTAATAACCTTGTTGCCCTTTGAGGTGGAACGTGAAAAGTGCATGTCTGGCGTTGTTGTTTCAAATGGTAGGATTGTAGCAGACCCAAAAACTAAAAAGTGTCCGCATAAATTAAGTAATGGTTTTTGTGCATTGCATACACAGGGGTTAAAACCATTAGGCTGTATATTTAGCCCATTTACTTTAAATAGAAATGATACTCTAATCGTTAGAAAACGATATTTAACTATGAATTGTCATAGAAAACCGGATAGCAACGAGGGGCAACCTGCATATATAACATTTAGAAAAAGTTTAGATACAATATTTGGATATAATGAAGCCGAACGTATTTGTAATAATTTAAAAGTAGATAATAGTAAATTTATATATGGTAAGATGCCACTATTTATTTATGCGGCACTGCATTATTTAGATGATTTAAAAAAGGACGGCTACACAGAGGGGATGTTAAAACATGAAAAATAGATTATTTGATTTTAAGCACAATGATAAAACAAGCCTACTAAATAGTTTTGTAGTGCCACCATTTTCAGTTTTAGATACTAGGCAGGGTTATTGGCAGGATAGGAAAAGAAAGTGGCTTAAATACACTGGAAATCTAAGCCAAACACGTGACGGCGAATTTGGTAGAGTTGGACAAGGTACAGATGATAATTTGTTTGGTACTATAAATAATGGTACAAGCAATTTTGACCCAGTGCTGGCAGAAATAGCATATAAATGGTTTTGCCCTTTGGGCGGTAAAATACTTGACCCATTTGGTGGTGAGCAAACTAAAGGTGTTGTTGCTGGTATTTTAGGATTTAATTATAATGCTGTAGAATTTAGAAAAGAGCAGGTAGATTTAAATAAAAAATGTGTAGCACCATATGCAGGTGTAGATTATATTTGTGGAGATAGTAATAACATTGAAGATTTAATTAAAGATAGAGATTTTGATATGATATTTACCAGCCCACCCTACTATGATTTAGAGGTTTATAGTAAAGATGATATGAGTGCATTAGGAACTTATGAAGAATTTATGAAACAGTATAAAAATATATTTGCACATTGTTTTAATATGCTTGCAGATGATAGATTTTTGGTAATTAAAATAGGTGAAATAAGAGATAAAAAAACTGGCATTTACAGAAATTTTATAGGTGATAATATTAGCATAATGAAAGATATTGGATTTAAATATTATAATGAAGCCATACTAATTAATAGTTTTGGCACTGCACCTATAAGGGCAAGAGGGCAAATGAGAAATAGAAAAATGGTTAAAGTACATCAAAATATATTAGTATTTTATAAAGGTAATGAAAAGAATATAAGTAATTTAAAATTTTGGGGGGATAAAAATGAGTAGTAGTTATAGTAGTGGGTATAATGAAACTGGGTTGCTTACATTCCCAGCAAAAATTATAAGAGCAGAAGTTATAAAAGAGTATGTTGGGGCGGCAGGCTATAGAAATAAATGTGTTTGTTTTAGTTGTGGCAATGCAAGCAAAGCATTAACTGATATGTGTTTAGATGTTTTAGATATAAGCCCTACAGGTGATTTTACTGCAAATAGGTGGTACACACCTGATGAAATACACAGGTTATTTCCGGATAGATTTGATGCAACCAGTGGTCATTTACCATTGCACTTAATGATTAAAATAGCTGATAGATTTAAGCTATATTTAGATAATAATTTAGATACACCATTAAGTGAGGATGTGACATATAAAGTGCCTACAGGTAGCGGAGAAACAATATTGTGTTTACAAATGGCATATCCAAAGATGCACTTTGTGCCAATTTATAATATGGATTCAAAGGGTGCTACAAAATATGAACAATTAGCACCATTAAACAGTATTATTGAAAATTTTTATAACCCACAATATTAATTTAAAAATTACTTTAATTTTTTAGTAATTAAATGATATAATAAATGTAAAACAAATTTGAGGAGGAATATAAATGGAAATTAAAATTAAAACAGCAGTTTTAAAGAAGATAACTGCTATAGCTGAAAAAGGGGTAGGTGCAGATAAGAACCAACCAATTACAAGTTATTTACACTTGTATACGAAAGAGGGAATTTTTTATATAGATTCCACTGATGGATATAGGTTTTTAACTGTAAGTAGTAAATTAGCAGAATGCACCGATGGTAGTTGCATTGTATTAGCTGAACCATTTATAAAACTGGTAAATAAAACAACCAAAGAGGATGTTAAATTAAATTTATTAGATACTTTATTAGTATTTAAAGGTAATGGAACCTATAAGATACCAATACTAGATGAGGAATTTTTAAGTTATGAATTTAATGCTGGCACCAAAGAAGAAATAAATATAGATAAAATTAAAAATGTTATTGCAATTGGTAAAAACAGCATAGCACCTGACGATGAAAGTTTTGGGGCATTAAGGGGCTATTTATTTGGTGATAAGGTAGTAGCAACTGATAGTATTAAAATGTGCCTTGTAAATACCAAATTAGTTGAAAAACCTATGCTTGTAAACCAAAGTATGGCAAGATTAATAAATGTAATACCTGAGGAAAAGGGAACTCTGCAATATGCAGAAGGTAAAATTTTAATTGAAACTGAAACAGTAAAATTATTTGGTGCGGCACTTAATGAAATAGACCAGTATCCGGATTTAAGTGTAGTGCTGGATAATGAATTTAGTAGTAATTGCTTGCTGAATAAAAATGTAATGCTGGATATTTTAGATAGACTTGATATATTTGTAAGTCCCTATGATAAAAATGCAGTTAAATTACAGTTTGGAAAAGATGGCATTGTTATTACTGAAGTTAATGGTGATGGTATTGAAAAGATATCATATAGTGGCAGTACAGATTTTAAGGAATTTGAAATACCATTGGATATTACAATGCTTAAAGATATTATAAATGCAGTGCAGGCAGATACGTTTAGGTTGTATTATGGAAATGATGATTTAATAAAAATTGAAGATAAGGATACAGTAGAATTATTATGTAGATGGGATGATTCAGATGAATAGACTTTGTAATTTAGCTAAAGTTATAAATACTGCAACTAAAACATTGAAACCTGAAGAACAGTTTTTAAAAGATTTTATATATACAATAGAGAATAGCGGTAGTAATTATAAGCCAAGCCAGTGTTACAAGCCATCTAGTTTGGGTGGCTGTAAAAGAGGTTTGTACTTCCAAAGGTGTGCGGCACCTATTGATGATAAGCCAAAAGTATATACACTAACTGGCATGGGTGAAAGTGGTACCAATAGACATGTTAATTTGCAAACTTATATTAGTAAGATGAAAGATATGGGTTTGGATTGTGAATGGCTTGATGTTGCAGAATTTTTGAAAGATAACCCGGTGCATGGCACTAAGGTAGTTAAGCATAAAGGAATGGAAACAAAGTGCTATAACGAAGTATTGGATATGCGATTTTTATGTGATGGATTAATAAGATATAAAGGCGAATTATATATAGTTGAAATTAAAACTGAAAGCATGTATAAATGGGAAGGGCAAGTTAAACCATTTGATGACCACATAACACAGGCAACTGCCTATAGCTTGTGTTTGGGTGTACCTAATATACTATTTATATATGAAAACAGGGATAATTGTGACCTTAAAGCATTTATTGTGCATGTAACTAAAAGAATGCAAGATGAACGAGTAACAAATGTTATTGAGGAAGTTGAAGATTATTTGCATAATAAAGAAGTACCGCCAAAAACTACAATTAAAAAGCAGTGTAATTACTGCCAGTATAAAAATGAATGTAAAAAGTGGTGATTAAATGTATACAGGTAAGAAATTTGAAGAAGATTTTAGAAAATGTGCAGAGGCTAATAATTTGAATATTATTAGATTACAAGATGGTATGGGTGGTTATGCAGGTGTAAATAATATATGTGATTTTATATTATATGTAAAACCACATCAATTACTTTTAGAGTTAAAGGCACATAGGGGGAAATCACTTCCCCTTAACTGTATAACAGAAAACCAGTACAAAGGTTTATTAGAAAAAAGTAAATTTGATGGTGTAATTGCTGGCATACTAATAAATTTTTATGAATATGATAAAGTTTATTTTGTGCCGATTCAGCAGGTAGCAACTCTTAAACAAAGTGCATATAAAAGTATAAATATTGATTATTGTGATATTGTGGGAATTGAGATTGTAGCAAATAAAAAACGTACTCGATATGATTATAATGTAGGTACATTTATATGTGATTTGGAGTGTAGCCCTTATGTTAAGTGATGAGAAATGTAGGACAATAAAACATGATGTTGAGCAAGATAGTAAGGCTTTAAATAGTATAGTAAATCAGTTAATAGCTAAATATAGTAAAGAGTTAGATAATTATGTTGATGATGTAAAAAATATGCTGGAAAATAGAACTAAATTAAGTGATGATGAAATAGAAGATTTAACTATTAAAGTGCCATTATATTTATATAATATATGTGATGGTATTGAAACACTGGGTATTGAAGGGGATACTGCAAAGCAAAGAAAAACTCAATTATTTCATGAAGCAGTAATGGAATATGAAGGTACTATAAGGGATAAAGAAAGCTATGCAAACACAAAAATAGTAAATGAAGCATTAGTTGAAATAGCTTTTCAGCGTGCACATAAAAAATTAAAATTAAAAATGGATGCGGCTATGCAAATTTGCCAAAGTAGCAGAAAGGTATTAAGCAGGCGAATTGAGGATAGCAATTTAAATAAATATGATAAGGGGATGTAGTTATGTATGAAAGAAAAGACGATATACCATTTGAGGGCGAAATTTATGTAAAGGAAAATGGTGAATTTAAAAAGGTAGATAGGGGATATTTAATAACCTTCCAATCTGCTAATAATGGCATACATGCAGTAATTAGAAAAAATGCTAATATTGCAGAATTGCTGGTTGCAAAGCAAATTATAGATAGTGACTATGAAAATGAAAAAGCGAATAGACCTGATAATTTTAAAGAATTATTAGGGTTAGTAGAAAAGCAGTTGGCAGAAGATGATAAGCAATATAAGGAATTACATGATAAAATTGGACATGAAGATTTTGAAGTAATTATGAAAGAGGCAATTAGTATAATGCAGAAGAATAAGGGGGAATAAATAATGTTTATACAAGTAAGCGGTGGAAGATTTGCAGTTGAATTAAAGGGTACTATTGGCGTTAGTAAAACGGAGAATACTGGGGAATATAAACTATCATGTATGTATGATAATAGATGTACATCAATTTTAGCAGTATTTGATAATGAAATGGAAGCAAGGCAAGAACTAAATTACATTTTAGATAGATATGATAAAGGCGATAGGTTGTATATTATTAATAAATAAATTGGAGGATGATAAATAATGTCAAATGAATTAGATGTAAAAATAAAATATTTTGATAAAGATGCTATTGGTGACCCACGTTATCCGCTTAAAAAAGTAGATAAGGGTGATTGGATTGATTTGTATGTGTTAGGTGGTACTGTATATAGAAATGGGAAAGAAGTAGATAGTGCCAGTTTAGAATGGTGTGATAATGACGAGGTTGATGAACTTAATTATAGATTTGGTGAACTTGTTACAATTAAACTGGGGGTTGCAATGAAATTACCCGATGGCTATGAAGCCCACATTGCACCTAGAAGCAGTACATTTGAAAAATATGGCTTACTGTTAACTAACAGCGTTGGCGTGATTGATAATAGTTATAGCGGCAATGACGATGAATGGCTGGGTAAGTTTTATGCAACACGAGATGGCAGTCTTAGCATAGGGGATAGATTATTGCAATTTAGGTTGGTTGAAAAAATGCCAGCAGTAAAATTTATAGAGGTACCACAATTATCAGGACCAAATCGTGGGGGTTTTGGCTCAACTGGGGTTTAACAAAAGGGCAATAAGTATTAATTTACTTATTGCCTTAATTTTTTATAAAAAGGACTTGAATGTTATATAATAATGTTATATAATAATATTAACAAGTAAGGGAGGTAATAAATATGAATAATAAAATTGAAACTTTGAAAAATAAAGCAGAAATGGCACGTATTGAATATATGAAAGGTAATTTAAATAGGGACGAAGCTAAAGCTGAAATAATGCCTTATATTGAAGCTGTAAATGCTAAGGCAGTTGAGTTGGCTAAAAAATATAATATGAAAGCTAAAAAGATAACTTTTAGATATTTTTTAAGATAGTAGTTTAAAATTTATAGTAAAAATTGATATAATAAATATAAGGGAATGGGGTGGTAGCATTACAATAGCAGTATTTATATTTAGTTGGATAGAGGGAATTATGACCGGTATAATGCTAACATTTATGCTGGCACTATATCTAAATAAGAAGGGATTTTAATGAATTTATTTAGTATTGCAAAGAAAAAGCAAACCGAAAAAATTGTACAAGATGATAGCAAGGGAAAGATATATGAATTAATAAACCGCCGCCGCCGTCAAATGTTAATACACTCTATCATTTATTATAGGCTGGACGCTAATATTATAGATGATACAACCTTTAATGTTTGGGGCAGGGAGTTATTAGATTTACAAACTAAACACCCTGAAATATCAAAAATTGTGCCAATGTACGAAACATTTAAGAACTGGGACGCCACCACTGGATTTGATTTACCAATGACGAATAACCATGATATTGAGGTGGCAAAGATGTTAATAAAATATGAGGAGGATAAAAGATGAAAAGTCAAAAATTGGAGGATAATTTAGGTTTTATAAAAAATATAGCTAAAAAAGTAATGGTAACAACAAATTACAGGGATATGGAAGAATTGTTTCAAACTGGCTGTGTGGCATATTTAGAAGCACAAAAGCATTATAAGCCCAATAAGGGGGCAAGCCTTTTAACATTTTCATATATGTATGTGTTTGGGTATATGATGAATTTTGCTAGGCATAAATCATTTACAGACCGCACACATAAGGCAGAACCACCAATATACTCATTGGATTATGAATATGATAGGCAAAATAGTAATGATAATAAAAAATTTTCTATGCAAACTTTATTAAAAACTGAAACATTTGAGGATACTGCAACACTAAGAGTATTAATAAGTGAATTGCCAACTGTGCAGAAGTCAATTATTTGTTATAAATATTATTTTGGGCTTAAACAGAGAGAAATTGGTAAATTATTAGGGTTTACACAAACAAAGGTTAGTAGGTTAGAAAATAAAGCATTGCAGGCATTAAGGAGGTGTTATAATGGTTAAACCCACAAGATATTACAGTAAAAAGCAGGAAACTAGGGTAGCAACATTAGTTGGTGGTAAACGCCAATCCAATAGTGGTGCCACTACATTTGATAAAGGTGATGTTGTAGATAGGTACATGCTATTTGAATGTAAAACAGCCACGAAGCCGATGAAAAGTTTTAGCATTAAGAAGGATTGGTTTTTAAAAAATAAGAAGGAAGCGTTATCTATAGGGAAAGAGTTTGGGGCTGTAGTTTTTGATTTTGGTAGCACAGAGGATTTTGTAGCATTAAGCATGAATGACTTTTTAAATTTATATAGTGCATGGAAAGATTCAGTACAAGTAAAGGGAGATGATTAAATGAAAAGTGAATTAATTTTAGGTGATTGCTTAACTGAAATGGATAAGCTTATTTCAAAAGATATAAAAGTAGATGCAGTTATTACAGATATTCCATATGGTACTACTGCTTGTAAATGGGATGAGGTAATACCATTTGAGGAAATGTGGAAAAGATTAAAGGTATTAAGAAAAAATGAGCATACACCAATAGTCTTATTTGGAAGTGAACCTTTTAGTAGTAAGCTAAGATTAAGTAATTTAAAAGAGTATAAATATGATTGGATTTGGAATAAAATCAGTGCAGGCAATATTTTAGTTGCTAAATATCAACCATTAAAAATTACTGAAAATATATTAGTATTTTCGCAAAGTAGATGTAACTATTATCCTATATTTAAATATGGCTATGAGGATAGAACTAAAGAAAAACCAGTATTTAAAAAATCTGATTTATTTAATGGTATTAAGAGTAATCAATTTAAAAAAACAGATAAAAATAAGCCAGCAGATGCGAGATACCCTAAAAATATAATACAAATAAGTAAACAATCAACAGAATGCTGTAATTCAAAAGCAGTACATCCAACACAAAAACCAGTAAAATTAATGGAATATTTAATAAAGACGTATACAAAAGAAAATGATTTGGTGTTAGATTTTACCATGGGAAGCGGGACTACAGGGGTAGCTTGTAAAATGTTAAATCGAAATTTTATAGGAATTGAAAAGGAACAAAAATACTATGATATTGCAGTAAAAAGGATAAATAAGAAATCATTATTTTCACTTTAATATTTATGTATTTAGATGATATAATAGATGTATTAAACAATAAGGAGGAAAATAAAAATGGAAAAAGAGGGCAGGGAAGTTGCAATTAATATAGCAGATTCAGTTGCATATAATAATTTAACTACACGATTGCATAATATAATACCGGAGATGGGGTTTGTTTTTAATGGTAGTTTATTTGTAACAGCACCAGTTATAAGAAGGCTATTTGGTAGCCATGGTACTTTATTAAAAACTAAAGCTTTTAGTATTAAAGATAATAGGTTAAATAGAGTTTATGATAAAATGACAGCATTAGATGATTATATTTTTAGTGAGCGTTTGGCAGATAATTTACTTGTAATAGATTTACATGAACCAAATTGTAGATTATATAATTTAATACAGTTTTTAATACAGTGCAACCAATTATCCGGGCAACCACATACTGATACAGATAGTGGAAATACTGTTTACTATTTATATGATTTTAGATTAGTTTGTAATTTTATGAAAAGGTATATTAAAAAGGCACTGTATAATGGGTCATACTTTAATGCTATAACATCATATGCAACTAAAAAATGGGCTGGCGTATATCAATGGATTGTAAATTTTAAAGATAAGGATACTTTTATTAATAAACTATTTGCTAGGATAGATGGTGATGTATTGTTTGATGAAACTGGCATAGTGAGTTATTATAACTATAAAAAACAGTTTATAAAAACGCCACTACAAACATCAGCAGATGCGGCAGAAAAGAAAAAAGTGTTAATAGATGAAGTAAATATAGGGTTACAGCCAATTAATTTAGCAGTTGCACATAACATTGATATTTATGATTTAGATTTAGCTACAGTATTTAATAATGCGGATAAAGTTATATTTGTTGCAAGTGTTAAAGCAATGTACTATAAAAAAGATTTTGGGTATAGGTCACAAGCACTAAAACATGTGCTACCAAAAGTATTGTTAGATATATTTAATATTTATAGTTTAAAGCTAAAGCATAATATGAAGAATGTTGTTAATGTTGGCAGTTTAACTGATTGTGCATACACTGAACATGATATAAGATTGGGAATGTCAATGTATACAAGGATTAGCCATACCAGCAGGGATTTATATAATAAATTAATTAGAAATAAATAGGAGGGGTTAAATATGAATAAAAAATTAGTAATTAAATCAGACGATAGTATATTAAAAGTTAGTGACTATTGTGGTGCAAGTTTAGACGATAAGACAATTGAAGATTTAGTAAAAGAGAATCTACCAGCGGATTTAAAAACTTATACAAATTACCCAGTTAGATTTAAAATAGAAATGGAATTTATAGGTACAAGCGGTTTTCAAGTAGAAACACAGGGATATGCAGTACCATCGGTTGTAGAAGATAAGAAAAAAGATATGGAGGACAACGAGAATGAATAATTTAGCTACAAAATATAGACCACATACTTTTAAAGATGTGGTTGGACAAGAAAATGTTAAGAAGATATTGGAAAATCAAGTGGCTACAAAAGAATTTAAACAAGCTTATTTATTTATTGGAAGTGCGGGAACTGGTAAAACCACCCTAGCACGAATACTGGCAACTGCAATAAATGATAATAAGGGTAAGCCAATTGAGGTAGATGGTGCCAGCAACAATGGAGTAGAGAATGTGCGTAAAATTATAGATGACTGTAAATTTAAGGCATTAGATAGTAAGTATAAAATATACATTATAGATGAGTGTCATATGCTGACAAATGGTGCGTGGAATGCAATGCTAAAAGTTATAGAAGAACCACCTGCAAATACTATTTTTATGTTTTGTACTACTAACCCGGAAAAGATACCTGATACTATTTTAAGCAGAGTACAAAGATTCGATATAGAAAAGCATAGCACAAAAAATATTGTAGGCAGATTAGAATATATATTAGCAGAAGAAAATAAAGAAATAGCATATAATGCTGGTGGTGACCAAGATGCGGTTGCAGACCCAATGTGGGCGGATAAACAAGGCATAGCGGTATATCATTATGATGAGGACGCTTTACGATATATAGCTAATTTAGCGAATGGCGGTATGCGTGATGCAATTACTATGCTGGATAAGGTAGTTGCATATGATAGAGATATAACACTAAAAAGTGTATATACTGCATTAGGCACTACAGATTATAGTCAATGTATTTTATTAACAAATGCTTTAATTAAGAAAGATGCAAAGGCGGCAATTAATACTATTGAAGATTTATTTATGCAGGGTAAAAACCTGAAGCAGTTTATTAAAGATTATAATACATTTTTAACAAGCACACTGGTATATGTGATAACCGGGAATATAGTATATGCTAAATTACTAACAAATTATGAAGAACAATTAAAACATTTAATAACTGTGAGAAATGATTTGGTTAAGTTAATGGATAGGTTTATTAAATTGTATGCGAACATTAAATGGGAAAGTGATGTGAAAAGTTTTATAGAAGCTGAGGTGATATTAATATGCAATTTATCGGACAAGTAAATTTATTAGAGCAGTGGAATAAAAAGTGGCTGGGGGAAACCCTACCACACTTTTTAATATTAGAGGGAATTAAAGGGCAGGGCAAAACATCATTTATTCAACATTTTTGTAAAATGAATAATTTGAGTTTAGTTATACTTGATGATTTAAAAGTAGATAGTATAAGAAATTTGAGAAATAGGGCAAATGAAACAGCAGATACTAAATTCTATTATTTAGGTGATGTTGATGATAATTTAACTACACAAGCCGCCAACGCATTATTAAAAATAACAGAAGAACCACCGGACAACGCATATATTGTTATGAGTGTTAAAGATATAAGTAATATATTAGGCACATTAAAAAGTAGGGGACAATTATATACACTAGAAAATTATACACCTAAGGAAAAAGGTGATTTTATGGTGCATAATTTAAATATACATGATGGTAAAATAGTAGAGCCTCTTATGGATATATGTACAAATTTAGGGCAAATAAATGAATTATATAATTTTGGATTAGAGAAAGTATTAAAGTTTTGTAGGGCAGTATATAAAAATATAGGTGTGGTTGCAACTGTTAATATTTTTAATATAGGTAGCCACATAGATTTAAAAAATGATGATGAAACTAAAATACCACTTAACTTATTTTTTAACACGATGGTTTATTTAGGTTTAAGTGAAATGCAGGTATCAAAAGAAAGTGTAGTTGAATATTATTATACAATACAAGCTATAAATAAAGTGTTGCCATTATTTAGAAATAAAGGGTTAAATAAGCTGGCATTGTTTGATAAATTTATATTAGATTTAAGAAGGATTTGGGGGTGTTAATTTGAATATTGCAGATTTAAAAAGGGATATAGTTAAAGATAAGTTAAGGAATTTATATGTGTTTACTGGCGATGAAGTTGGTATTATGAATATGTATTTAAAGCAGATAAAACAAGAGGTTGTTTGGGTTAGCAACTTTTTAGATGTTGCAAGAAAGTTGAATAATAATAGTTTGTTTGATAATAATAAAGATAGAATATATGTAGTATATCAAGATGATTCGCTGTTAAAAATGGATACTGAAAAAATACGTAAACTGGTTGGCACTAATCATATAATTTTAGTATATCCGCATTTAGATAAAAGAAGTAAATTTAAAAAAGCATTTGAAGATGATTTAATAGAATTTAAGCCATTAACAAAGAAGCAATTAATATATTACATTACTAAAAAAGTAAATATTTCAGATAAGCTTGCAGGTGAAATAATTGAATTATGCGATAGTAGTTTTACACGTATTAATTTAGAATTAGATAAGCTGGTTAGGCTGGGGCAAATTAATATAAATACAATTTATGATAATATTGCACAGGCACCAAAAGATGTAATATTTGATTTTTGCAATGCAGTTGTAAGTAAAAAACAGGAGCTAAGTTTTGATTATTTAATAAATTTAAAGTATAGGAATGAAAGTTCAGTAAAAATATTAAGTATATTGTACACTACTTTTAGAAATACAATGATTGTGCAAGCACAGAAAAATAAGTTGGATAAGGATATAGCGGCTAAGTATAATATAAGTATTTGGATTATTAAGAATATAAGAAAAACAATGGGAAAATTTAGTTTAAATCAATTAGTTAAAATAATGGATATTATACAACATGCAGAACAAAGTATTAAAACTGGTAAGCTGGAAGAGGCTATAGGTGTAGAGTATACTTTAATTTATATATTTGCAGTAGTATAAATATTTATATAAATATTGGAAGGTATGGTTGCATTACCATGCCTTTTTTATTGCCTTAAAACAAAAATATTTTGAATAATTTTATAAAAACCCTTGCATATTATATATTAATGTTATATAATAATGTCAGTAAGAAAAACAAAAACAAATTTAAAGAGATTGATTAATAGGGTAAACTTAACAAGGGTAGTAAAAGAAGTAACAAGGGATATGAAAGATTTTTGTGAAGAAGATAGAACAATGGAAACATTAGATACACTGGTAAGCAACGATTATGCAGATTGTTATAACTTAAAGAAAAAGGATATTAAAAATGTTATAAAAGTAGTTGCCAATAAACTAGGATTATAAAATATAAAAAAGTGCTTAATATTTTTATTAGGCACTTTAATTTTTTAGTAATAAGATGATATAATATATGTAATACAAATTAAGGAGGTTGGAAAATGATAGAAAATTTAGAAGTACTAAATATAGATGGTGCTTTAAGAGGAATGAGGAATCCATTAAAAAGCTGGGATAAAAGTGACAGTAACTGGGAGCAAAGGGTTATACAGGGTGTACCAGGTCCAACAATATATGCTATAGGTGATAATGATGCTAAGCTTGCAAACAAGTTAATTAGAGCAGGTAGTGACCATAGGAAATTTTTGAGGCAGATACTTGTTAGTATGGATATAACTGGTAGCATGAGTTTTTGGTGGGATATTGATACTTACTGTGTTGGTGTTGCTAAAAATAGTACAAGTAGGATGCATAGCATTTTTAGTAATGATTTTGAATTTAGACCTAAAGATTTTAACTGGGAATTACCATTATCAACGTGGCGTATGGATGCACTTGAACATTATAATAATTTATTAATGCGTTTGCAGTTTAATTTAATGCAAAATGGTAGTGTTTATAATAACGATGATGTTACATGTGAATTATTTGAGGAATTAATAAATGATTTGCCACAGGGGCAGTTATTTAAAAGAACATGGACTGGTAATTTTGAGGTATTACTAAAGATATACAAGGCACGTAAAAACCATAAACAAAAGGAAATAAGAGATTTTTGTAAGGAATTAAAAGAAAAGGTTGCATACACAGATAAAATAAAAATATTTGAATAATTGGAGGAATGTAAAAATGGAAAAAGATGAAAATTTAAAAGAGGCTATATTAATTAGATTTGAGGGTGAAGATGATAATAGAATGGGAAGTGTGCAGTTTGCTATTAATGGACATGAGGATTTAGAAGTTGGAATATCACTTTTAGTTAGAGCCGCACTTGAGACTGGTATGCCAATAGAGATGTTAGCAAGTTGTGTAGCGGCTGGGGTACAAGATTTTACAAATGATAATAATAAAAAGGAGGAAAAATAATATGGAAAATAATGCAGAAAATAATAGTTATGTAACAATCACATTTGTAGGTGATGATGTTAGTATAAAGGGCGAAAATGTTGGTATGACTGATTTTTTAGACGCACTTCATATGGTAGGTACAGTTATAAAAGATAATATACCATTTAAAGTCGCAGTAGAAGCACTGGCACAAGGTTATGCAGATAATGATTTTACAGTAGCAGAAAAGGTAATGAAGAAAAATAACGAGGAGGATTAATATTGAATAATTTAGATGTTTTAATGGGAACTATAAATAAGAAATATGGTAGCACTATCATTACAAAGGGTACAAACATGATTTATGTTGATAGAATACCATTTAGCTCCCCACATTTGAATTATTTGTTGTATGGCGGCTTACCAGTAGGCAAAGCCGTCGAATTCTTTGGTGGGGAAGGTAGTGGAAAAACTACCACTGCATTAGATGCAGTTAAAAATGCACAGCATAAAGCAACAAATGAATATAATGATACTATAAATGATTTAACTGAACAAATTGCAAAGCTTAAAGAATCTAATAGTAAGCAAGCTTCAAAAGATATAACAAAATTAGAAAAAAGGTTGGTAGAGGTACAGGAGCAAGGCATTAGAAGTGTTTTGTATGTAGATGCTGAACAAACATTAGATGAGGATTGGGCTACAAAACTGGGTGTTGATTTGAATTCATTATATTTAGTACGACCACAGACTGAAACTGCCGAACAAATATTGCAGATTATACTAGATTGTGTGGCAACTGGAGATATTTGTATGGCAGTTTTAGATAGTGTGCCAATGCTAATACCACAACAATTAATGGAGGAAACATTAGAAAAAAAGGCTTATGGCGGCATAGCATTACCACTGGCACGATTTTCCGGAGAGGCACCTGCATTGCTAACCAAAAATAAATGTACTTTAATAATGATTAATCAAATGCGTGATGATTTAGCTAATCCATATAATAAATATAAGACGCCGGGTGGCAGGGCTGTAAAACATTTATATGCAGTTAGATTGTTTTTTAGGAAAGGTAAATTCTTTGATAAAGATACAGCAGAGTTGGCTAATAATAAAGCAGATGAACCATGCGGCAACTTTGTTAATGTAGAAGTAGTTAAAACTAAAATATGTAAACCGGACAGGCGTACCGGTATGTATACATTAAACTATGAAACTGGTATAGATATAGCGGCAGATGTTTTAGAGTTGGCATTAAATTATAATATTATAAATCAACGTGGTAGTTGGTTTGATATTATAGATATTAGTACCGGTGAGTATATAAAGGATAAAGATGGTAATGATGCAAGGGTGCAGGGTAGAATACCACTTTTGGAATTGTTACGTACAAACAAGGATATTTATAATAAGATAAATGTGCAAATAAATAAAATAATTGTAGGGCAAACAGAAGAGGAGTAAATAAAAGGTGTAGTTATATTGCTACACCTTTTTTATTGCCTTAAAACAAAAATATTTTGAATAATTTTATAAAAACCCTTGCATATTATATATTAATGTTATATAATAATATTGTACTAAGAAATACAAAACAAATTTTGGAGGTTTTTAAAATGAAAAAAGAAAGAATGGATTTAACAGTAAGAATGATGGAGGAAGCATTAATATTTAATGGTTTTGCACGTGATGAGGTTAATACTGATGCATTAGACCCAGCAGGTATAAACAATTACTATGTAAATATAGATAGTTGCAGTATAATTACTTTAGCTACAGCGGTTGATAAATGGGCTAAAAGAATAATAGATGAATGTGAATAATTAATATGGGTAGCTAATAACTACCCATATAATAATTTAAAAAAGCACTTTAATTTTTAGCTATAAATTTGATATAATAGATGTAAAACAAATTGAGGTGGTGGTAACAATGAGGTTTTTAAATTGGTTAATAGGTAGACAATCACCTGCATTAGTTTATTATAAATGTTTAAGGAGGCTATATAATGTTAAAAGTAATAGGCGTTAGATTTCCAAATGAATATCACAAAGGAGAAGGTACAGGCAAGACTTATTATTATGGAACCAATATAGAGGGTATTAAAAAAGGTGATGCGTTAATAGTACCGGTTGGAGATAATTTTCAGTATGCAGTTGCTTATGCTTCAAAATATTATGGAACTCAGGTGGCAAAGGATAGAGTTACACGTTACGTTGTAGATAGAATAAATACAGAAAACTACAAAAGATTATTAGAACATGTGGAGAAATTAGCAGAAATTAAGGAGAAAATGGAGGAACGAAAACGTGCATGGCAAGAAGCTAATATGTATGAATTAATTGCAACTAAAGATGCGGACATGAGAAAGTTGTTAACTGAATATAAAGCAATGGGGGAAATATAATGAAAGATGTAGATAGATTTAAGAATATTGTAGATACTATGACTAGAATATTTGAGGCTAAAAATGCAGATTATGGCGATAGTTTTGGTAAGTTGTTTGAGGAGTATGGCACTACTAGCTTATTAATTAGGTTAGAGGATAAATTAAACAGGCTAAAAACATTGAGTAGTAAAGATTTTACTACTAGAGTACGTGATGAAAGTATTACAGATACATTACTAGATTTAGCTAATTATGCAATTTTAGGAAAGATTGCATTGGACAAGCTTAATGAAAAAGCAAAGGAACGTACAGATATAGAAACAGTTAAAAATGCCAGTAGTATTGCAAGATTAGACGGCTTACAAATGAAATGTGTTAAAACTATAGAATATGAAGAAATACCATTAACTTATAGTGGTTTGCAACAATTACCAATGGGCACACATGTAAAAGTTACATTTGGTACTAACAGAAAGGTAATATCTTATTTAGAAAAAGTGGATAGAAAATTAAAAAATGCAGTTTGTTTAGTTGGATTAAACTTAAAAATAGTTTTAGATATAGCTAAATATAATTATTTTTCACATCCGATTATTTGCATGCACATATTTGGGGAAGTGGGGTGGAAAGATAAATGCGACAAAAATATAAAATAGGCGATAAGGTTGTATTTAAAGAGTATGCAGATACAGTAGATAGAAATGTTGGAACGCTAAGCGTAGGCAGAATTATAAAGGTGCATTTATTTAGTTGTGATATTGCCTATAAAAGTGCATACTTTCCAGAGTCATTGCCATCTAAGTGGTGCAATGTTTGTAATAACGATATAATTGGTTTATATAGTAATTGTGAGGGGTTGCTTACAGATGGAAAGCGGTAAATATTGTGTAATATATGGTGATATTAGGTGTTGTAAAAACTGTGATAGATTTGATATACACCTGGTGCCAAACATGGAAACTGGTAATTTAGAGCCACTGCCATGTTGTGATTATATGTGTGAAGAATACTGTGAAAATTGTGATTAATGGGAGGTTTTAAAATGAAATTAGATGTTGAAATATTGAATAAAATGGCAACCAATGTAACTAAAGATGAATTTATACAAATATTTGGCTATGGGGGAACTAATTGTTGCGTACATTTATTAGGTGGTACATCTATACAGGAAAGTGAATTTTGTGGTGGTACTTGTAGTAAAGCTAATTGCATAAAAAATTATTTAGATACGTATAAACCTTTTAAATTTAAAGAATTGGATTATAACTGTTTAAATGTAGATGATGCAATATTTTTAAAGAAAAAGCATGGTAATAAAATTGCATTACTGAATTATAATAATAAATATGAGTTAGTACAAAAAGATAATGAGATAGTTTTACTTACGATAAGTGCAAACAATTATAGTGATAAGATACACAATGATATGAAATTTAAGGCTTATGCAGTTAAAAATTTAGAATTTAAAGAATGTATTAGAATGTTATACACTGAGGCAGATATTTATGTTGCACAATGTCGATATAATAATAACACACACTACTATGTAACAGGTTCAATTGCAACCGGGTTGAATTCTATTAACACAATGCTTGAAAACTCATATGGCAATAGCGTAACATTAGCTGAAATATTATGTGGTGCATGGAATGTATTAGTACCCATAAAAAATGAAAGCGAGTTAATTTGAGTGGTAATAAACCAGTGTCCCATTTGGGTTACTGGGATTTATATAAATTAGATGGACAAACTGTGTACGTTACTAATAAGCCAATTGATAATTTTTATGCTGATAATGGTAAAAACTATAAAGACCAATTAACATCAGAAATTAATTTGCCGCATAGGGTGCATGTAGTAAAATCTTTAGATATTATACAATTAATAGATAAGGAAAATTTTCACTATAGTATTTATAATGAAGCACAGCTAAAACAAATGAATAAAAATGGATTTGAGGTGTTTGTATTTGAATAAATTAAATTTTAAACAGTTAGCTGGTATGAATGGTAGGCAAGTATTAATTACAAAAGATAATAAGGAATATAGAGCTGTGGTATGTGTCGAATTTGATGCATACCATCATGATATAGCATTAAAACCAGTAATGCAGGGTAATGAAATTATATTATTTAGTGAGGAGGATTTAAAAGATAAAGTACAATTATTAAGAATCAGCATACACACAGTAAAATAATTTGTATTGAAGGCATAATTACATTACTTAACATAACGCATAGCTTAAAACGTAAAATAAATGAAGAATTTTTAAAATAAGACTTGTATATTATATAATGATATTGTAATGAGGGAGGTAATTAAGTATGAAGGGATTTTATATAATTACTGAACAAGAGAGAAGAAAACACGCTAAGGTAGATGCGGTAGCTGGAATAATAATATTGACATTGCTAGGCATTGGTTATGTAGTTGGTTGTTATTATTTAAATATAAAATAAGGAGGATAATATGTATTATTGGATTTATGAAACTGATAATAGTTTATTGGTACAACCTTTAAAAGTTATAAAAGAAACGCCTAAAACAGTAACAATTGCTGTAAATAATTATAGTCATTTAATACGTAAGAGTGAGTTTGACCTAGTAAATGGTACAGGTTGTCATGCAATGTTTAAAGGAATAGTAGTAGATGATTTAGTTTTTGGGTTGCATAAATGGAATAAAATTAGACAAAATGAAATACATTACTGCAACATGTATGTGGTTTTTTAGGTGCAAAGGGATTACAGTCTTTTATTAATACAGCAGAATTTTATTATATAGATGAGGAGGTTATTTAAATGTGGCTAAATAAAAATAAGGCTAAAAAGAAAGCAATACGTGCAATTATTAAAGATATAGGGGATAGTATTAAGTTTAAGACTAAAAATGGGTCTTTCGAATTTACATGGGAAGATTATAATATAGATAGAGATGTAGAAAAAGTAATAGTTGCATATTTTACTAATAGGGGGTTTAAAATTGAGTCAGAAAGGCGTCTAGTAGTTAATAATAGGGATGAAAAGCTTAGAATAATAATAGATTGGAAGTAGTAAAAATGGATAATTCAAATTTTAGACCACTTGCATACCGAGCAATGTTAATTGCACAGGATAAAAAGAGTGGTACATTAAGAAAAGAAATACAAAGGCGTATATTATTTAGTGCAAGGGAAGGAGAATTTGCAGTAACTATAAAGTGTGATTTATTAGATAATTACAGCGGCAAATCATTAATACAAATTATGAGGTGGCTGGTGCATGAGGGATTTAATATTACCCATGATGAAATAAAAAGGAATTTAATAATAACGTGGGATAGACCCACATGTTAATGGAGGTAATAAGATGATGGGTTTTGTGTGGTTTGTAGTAGGGTTCTTTTGTGGTGGATTGTTTGCCGCATTACTAATATTATGTAATGGGGAGAGGTAAAAATGGAAAATAGACAAGAGGAAATAAATACAGTTGTAAATCTAATAAATGATTTATGTACTAAATTTAATGTTGCATTAATACCACTTGATTATAAGGGCATAAAAGTTGTAGGTGTGCATGATAATACAAATGGAAACAAGTATGTTTTAGTAAAGGGGAAATAAAAAATGGAAATATTAAAAACTGATACAATAATAAATATAGAGGCTTTTCCAGTTGGTAAGCCAGTTAAATATAAATATCGTACAAATACCATGTGGCGAGATGCATTAATTTTAGATGCAACACCTTTTTATATAACAGTTGTAACTATAGATGAAAGATTGGGAAAGGTTAAAACAGATAGATTAATGTTAGATGAATTTAAACAAGGTTTTGTAACAATAAAAAATGTATAAAAGATTTAGAGGGGTTGGCTGAAAAGTCAGCCTTTTATTTATCCTAAACAATATAATTTAATAGTTAAAACTATATACATGTATGTAACCTAAGATATATTCCCTATATAGATTTTAAAATATTTTTTAATAAAATTATTCATTTACATGAAGAATTCAACAATCGTGAAAGTACACAGAAAGCACGCTTAATTTTCAGTATAAAATTGACATTAATTTAGTAGGTTTGGCACCCGAAAAATCCGGCGGCGGAGAATGCGACAGCCCTTGATAATAAAGAGAGATAGAAGAAATAGATATAGAGTGATTAGTATTAGTAGTATAGAGAGCATATTAAACTATTTATTTATGATTGTATTATAACTATAATTGTATACATAACTATTCAATATTACAGATGGAGATAGCTATTTTTGAGAGCCGATCTGAATATTTTTGTTGTGACCTGACTTGATTTATGGTATGATTTATTTAGGAAAAGGGGGCGTTTTTGTGGCAACTAAAATATATGACAAGCAAGGTTTTTCAATACTTCGAGCAGGAGATGGATTTATAGTATATAATAATAACAAGGCGTTCAAAGAAGGGCATTCGCACCTAAGAAATTATTCAGCTTGCATAAGAGTTATATATTGTATAAGGCATAAAAAGATACCCAAAAGAACATCATTTTACTTCTTGCAAAGCTTAATTAGGGTTGCAAGTGATGAGGATTATAAGGCAAAGGTGCAGGCATTAATAGATGTTAGGGTACAGAAAGGCAAGAAAAGGGGGTATTATAACAATAGGTTTTAATGTTTCATAGCCAAATATCCGGGGTTTCGCTAACATTTGGTGCCTTAACTATATAACATTATATAATAACGTGGAATTTACCACAATATTTAGGGGTGAACCACAACATGTAGTATAGAATGTTTAAAAGGCGGCAAAAATCAAGGGGTTTTATTAAGGGTGACCACAACATATAGTGGTTAGCATATATTTAGATACAGAAAGGAGCGTTTAATGATGAACAAACAGCAGAAAATAGACCAAAGGAATGCAAGAATGAAGCTAGAGTACATTAACAGTAATTGCACATATGAGGATTTGGCAAAGCGATATAATATGACCGCTCAGAATGTACAAAGGATTGCTAATAAAAATAAATGGCGTTTGGCTAAAAATGAAATGCAGGCAACACTAAAGAAGGAGAAATGCGATAAGCTAGATAAGAGTTTAGCTATTAAGAAAAGGGAAGTAAATATAAAGCATTATAAAGCATGGGAAAAACTTCTTAATGTTGTTACCAGTATTTTAGATAACCCAAATTTATATTTAACCTATAAAGAAGTTCCCGGCTATAATATAAACAAGATGGAACATTTAGCGGCTATACTAGAAAAGATACAAAATGGACAAAGGCTAAGTAGTGGACTAGAAGATGAAGTAGAATTAATGAAGGTTAAGATTGCACAGCAGAAAGTTAATTTAGAGAAGGAAAAGGCAAATGGCGGCTATGATAATATACCAGCACAGAGCAATTTCTTAAAGGTAGTTAATGAGAGTGTTGATAAGATTTGGAGTGGGAAGAATGAAGAAAAAGAAAATTAAGCCATTTGATTGGTCACCGCCAAGCCTTAAACAATTAAAAGTATTAACATGGTGGATGAAGGGCTCGCCATATGCAGATTGTGATACACTAATATGTGATGGAGCAATAAGAAGCGGCAAGACTGTTATTATGGTATTAAGTTATATTAACTGGGCTAGTGCAAACTTTAACGATGAAACATTCGCTATTTGTAGTAAAACCATTGGTGCATTTAGAAGAAATGTATTGGTGCCACTAAAGAAAATGTTGGCAGACTTAAACTATATAATAGAAGACCACAGAGCAGATAATTTAATTACAGTGGTATTTAAAGACGATAAAACTGGCAAAGTTATTAGTAATGACTTTTATGTGTTTGGTGGTAAGGATGAAGCATCACAGGATTTAATACAGGGTATTACACTTGCTGGTGTATTCTTTGATGAAGTGGCACTTATGCCTGAGAGTTTTGTTAACCAAGCCACTGCAAGATGCTCAGTTGATGGTTCTAAATTATGGTTTAACTGCAACCCGGAAGGTCCGTTCCATTGGTTTTATATTAAGTATATTAAAAAGGCAAAGAAAAGGAATGCTTTAAGGATACACTTTGAGATGGAAGACAATCCAAGCTTAACAACACGTATAATAAACAGATATAAAAATCAATATAGCGGCGTGTTTTATAAACGATTTATATTAGGGCAGTGGGTACAAGCAGAAGGAATTATATACAGCATGTTTGATAGAAATGTTAATATAGTGCAGGCTAAAACACGTGAGTATGAAGCGTATTATGTTAGTTGTGATTATGGTACCAAGAACCCTACTGTATTTTTATTATGGGGAAAGATTGGCAAACAGTGGGTGTGCTTTAAAGAATACTATTATGATGGTAGGAAAGAAGGCATACAAAAGACCGATACACAGTATGCAGATGATTATGAAGATTTTATAGGTTACAATAAAACAGTTACAATTATAGTTGACCCAAGTGCGGCTTCCTTTATTGCTGAATTAAGAAGTAGAGGGTATAATGTAGTTAGTGCCAATAATGATGTATTAGATGGAATAAGGTTAACAGGTAGTTTAATTAAACAGCAGACATTATTGTTTACTGAAAATTGTAGCCATACTGAAGAAGAGTTTCACACATATGTATGGGACGAAAAAGCCAGTGCCAAAGGTGAAGATAAAGTAGTAAAGGAACACGACCATTGCATGGACGCTGTTAGGTATTTTGTTAATACTATATTAAAGTATTTGGAAAGTAATCAGCCTTATGATGATAGTATTTATAGAAAAGGTATGGGTGCCAACCATAGAGCACCAGCATCAGAACGTCAAGATACACTAAATAAACTATTGGAGCACAATGATATATTTTAGGAGGGATTATTATGATACGAAAATGTTTTAATAAAGACCAACAAGTAAAGGCAGATTTTTTAGTGCTTACTAAATATACCACTAAAGAAGAATTGGCAGAAATATTTAAAGGTGTAATACCTAAACCTGAAAATGGTTGCCCTAATATACTGGGTACCAAAGATTTATTTGTGCCGCATTTTAAAGATGGTGAATTTATAAGTTGTATGTTTCAGTATAAAGACTGCCTTGAATATATAACACCCAAAAACATTGTGACTAGAATAATAAGACCCAAGGGTGGCACAATACTTGATGTTGAATTAGACATTGATGGGTTTTTAATTAGAAATGATATAATTTAAAGGAGATGTTATAGATGAGTAAAAATGCTAGGAATGTGAGGAACGTATTGCTTAACCTTAATGCAGTTGAAAAGCATGAAAGAAGAAAAGCTTTAAAGGATTATATATTTTACAAAGGCAAATGTATTAGTAAAGAATTAGCCAAGCTGGATTCTATATGGCTGGGGCAAAGCTGGAAGGTTACTGATAATTTAGACTATGAACCAACACAGGATATAAGAAATAAAACAAAACAGTTATTAAAGAAGCAGGCAAGGTTTATGTTTAGTATAGCACCAGACATACAATTAAAACCGGATAATTTAGATGATGCAAATAATACAGAATTATTGAGGCAGTATATAGATGATGTATTTGATAACACAAACTTTTGGAAGAATACAAAGAAAGCTTTTTTAATGGCAACTATAAAGAAGAGGGTACTATTAAGAGTAGAGGCAAACGAGGGGCAGGGCATTAGCATTAAATATGAAGATATTGATAACTTCAACTATAAAATGCAGAATGGCAAATTAACTGAAGCTGTGTTCTTTGCAGAGGCAGATACCAACGCTAACTATGACTCAGATGATGGCACCACAGATACTGATGATGAATCTAAAAAGGTGTACTACCTATATAGATATACCTACAAGATTGCACCTGATGGAATTACATTTTTGCCACAGGTTTTATTGACTACTGAAACTTATACTAATAATGATTTTGATACACCTGCAAATACAGAAGTAGTTAACACTGGTTTTAGTGTAATACCATGCTGGCTAATAGTAAATGGCGGTGAGCTGGGTGATGATTATGGTGAAAGCGACCTTGAAGATTTAATAGAACCACAAAATTTATATAATAAAAGGAACTCAGATTTTGCAGATTCTTTAAGATTTCAAATGTTTGGCAGTACAGTAGTTATAGATGGGGATAAGAACGATGTTAATAGGCTACAAATTAGACCTAATGGATTGCAGGCGGTACGTACATCACAGCAAGCATTAGAAAAAGGACACCAAGCATCAGTACAAAAGCAAGAGTATAGTATGAGTAATAGTGCGGCTATTGATGCTTATTTGGATAGACTAGATAGAGATATGCGTGATATTTTAGATATGCCAAGTGTTACTGACTTGAGTAATATTCCCTCTGCTAAAGCTATGCGTTATATGTACAATGATTTAATAGCACGTTGTGAAGAAAAGTGGGCTGATTGGGAGCCAATATTTAGAGCAATGATTAATTTTATATTGGAAGCTAGTGCGGCACTAAATATAGCTGATTTTGATAAAAGCTGGCTAGGCTTAAAATATACTCTTATATTTACTCATAACTATCCAATTCCAGACGACAGCGATGAGGATAAGCAAACTGCAATGAGTGAAGTTACAACCGGTGTTAGAAGTGCAAAATCTTATATTAAGGAGTACAGTGATGATGAAGATGCTGTACGTGAATTTAATGATATTATAGCTGAAAAGGCGTTACTTGCCAGTGCCGAGAGCGGAAGCTCAATGCCAATACTAGATGATGAAGGTAATTTAGTTACTACTACAAGCACAACGGAACCAACCACTACAACAAGCACAACAATGAATAATCAAGAGGAGGATTAATGTTATGAGAATACCTAAATGTGTAAAACTGGGCTTTATGGATTATTTAGTTGATATATACAATCATCAAATTGTAGATGATAATGAGGTTTGCTATGGCACCATTGGATGTGATACTGGCAAAATTAGTATAGATGGTACAGTGGATAGAGAACTACAAAAATGCGTACTGGTGCATGAAGTAGTTCATGGTATTGATGATATGTTTGATATAGGTTTAACAGAGGAGCAGGTTGTTAAGCTAGGCAAAGGATTATATCAGGTGGTTAAAGATAACCCAAAGATGTTTAAGGAGGATTAGTATGGGATATGAAGATGATTTATATAAAGCATTGAACGATAGCAAATTAAAGTTAACTAAAGATACTGCACAAAAGATAAGGCGTGTTTATATTAATATTGCTAAAGAATTAATGAAACGTTTTAAGGCTGGCAATAAAACCAGTTTGAATAAAATTGAAATGGCGGCATACTTGAGAGGTATCCGCCCTTATTTAAAAAATTTAAATTTAAAAATAAATGATATAGGTAGTAATGCATTTAAAGAATCGTCAAAATTATATACTGAAATATATGGCGATGTATTACAAAGTGGTACCACAGAACACATTCCTCAAGATGTGATTGATATGCTATTTAGCGTGCCAAACAGTGTTATAGAAGGACTATTAAAAGGCAAACTATATAAAGATGGTATTGGGTTAAGTAAGAGAATTTGGAATATAAATAATAAGTATGCGAAGGATATCCAAATTGTTTTAGCAGAAGGAATTGCACAACATAAAACCTATAATGAAATGATGGAAGATTTAGCAAAGTATGTTAACCCTGACGCTAAAAAGGATTGGAGTTGGAGTAAGGTTTACCCTGGTACTAATAAGCAAGTGGACTATAATGCACAACGATTAATGCGTACAGGTATAAACCATATGTATTATTTATCCAATGTGGCGGCGGTGCAGAACGACCCATTTGTTGATGCAATGCACTGGGAATTATCATCACAACATGAAATAAGACAGGTAATTCCATTTGGACCAGATATTTGTGATTATAATGCCAAGCAAGATAACTATAATTTAGGTACTGGCAATTTTCCGGTTAATAAGGTACCAGTGCCACACCCTAACTGCTTATGCACACAATATGCCACATTTAGTCAAGACTTAGAGCAAGTAGGCAAGCACATTAATAGGTGGATTAGAGGTATAGAGCCAAACCCTGCATTAGATAGGTCATTTGATAATTGGAAAGCAGATAGGGGAGCCAATGGTATATTTACTACTGCTAAAAGAAATAATACTGGTGATTATAGTTACCCGGAGGATTAATTTAAATAATTTTATAAAAACCCTTGCATATTATATAATAATGTTATATAATAATATCAACAAGTGAGGGAGGTTAAAGTATGGAGGAGCTAAATAAAGCAATGAAAGAATATGCCTACATTATTGAGCAAAAATTATTAAATGAAGATTATGCAGATGCAGAATTTTATTGCAAGCTACTCGCACGAACATTGAAAAAGGTAAACAAAAGTATTAAGGAGGGGTAAATATGAAAATTAAAAAGATGGTAGCAGGATTAATGGTTGGGTTAAGTATTGTGGTAGGCACTGTGGGTTTTAATACTACAGTACATGCAGAGAAGGAAGCACCAGCAAATATGGCACAGATAGGAAGTATAAAACAGAATGTGCCACAGTATAAGACATGGAAAATTACACTGACAAGACCTATTAATACTAAATATTTAGCAGGAATTTGGATGCAATGTGTAGATGGTAGTACAGTACCTATTAAGATTACTACTAGTAAAGATAAGAAAACATTATTTATTAAGAATTTAAAGCCTTACCACAAAGGCAAACTATATACTGTGATGCTTATTAATTTAGTATCAAAAGATGGTTATAAAATGCACCCTTATTGTTTTAGATTTGTAGTAACTAAATAAGCCCATTGAGGCTTATTTTTTATTCCTACTTTACTATTATCTTATATTATTATATAATGATATAGACGAATAAATATATTGTATGGAGGGGTTATATGAATAAGATGACTTTATCATGTGATGTGTGCCATAAAGCTTTCACCCTTGATAAAATACAAACGGAGATAATGGAAGACGATGAAACTGTAGAACATGGGTTTTTTAAATGTCCCCACTGTGGTCATGTTTACACTGTATATTATGCTGATGTTGAATATAGGCAAAATATTAACAGGTTTACCGAACTGCAAGATGAGTTGCATAAACTAAAAGGTGTATGCAAACGTAAAAAGCACATGACAGCTGATGATTTTAAGCTTGCATATAATTCAGAAAATAAAGCTAAAGAATTAATGGAAGAACAAAAGCAGATATCACATAAAAATAAAATGATAACTGCACATTATAAAGAAATATATGAGGGGGATTCAGTATGCCAAAAGTAGATGATTTAAAAGTAACTGTAAACATTGCTGATTTAGAACCAGCAAAAAGTTTTATAGACAAGGTTAATGATTTATTAGAGCAAATTAATAAAGCAGATTTTAGAGATGAGCATGGTCACATGCTAACAATGAATACTGCTTATTTAGCATTAAAGAATTTTAAATTTAAGGGGGATAAATAATATGCCAAAATTAACAGAATTAATAGGAGCCGAAGCTTATGCGGCACTGCCACAGAATATAAAAGATTTATACAAGGATACTGATTTTGTAAATAAAGCTGAATATGTACCAAAAGAGGACTACAGTAATGTAGTTAAAGATAGGGATAATTACAAAGTTGAGGTTGCTAAAAGAGATAAACAGCTTACCCAGTTAGGTACCCTAACAAAAGATAATGAGGAATTAAAAGGCAAAATAGATACTATGAAAACAGAAAATGCTAAAGCATTAGATGCTAAAGAAAAAGAATTTAAAGGCACACTGCTTAATAATGCTATAGATAGTGCATTGAAAGGTTCAGGTGCTAAAAATGCCAAAGTAGTAAGAGGAATGCTTGACATGGATAAATTAGTTTTAGACCCTGAAAGTGGCAAAGTAATAGGATTAAATGACCAGATAGAAGGTTTGAAGAAATCCGATGATTATTTGTTTACTGCAAAGCCAACTGGTACTGGTTCATTTAATGCTGGTGGCACAGAGGGTAATCATCTTACTGGCGATGATGCTGGTGATGGAAGTAAACCTAAGTTGCAAATAGGAGAATTGCTAGCTAAAAACAAATCAGACCTTACTGGCGGCAAATCTGTCGAAGAAGCTTTAAGTAAATTCATTAATAGGTAGATTTTATGACTATTTTAGTATATAATAGTTAAAGAGGAGGGGATAGTATGCGTCAAAGTATAAGAACTATATCCGAAGCACAAAAACAATTGTTAGCATACAACGATTTATATTTAAGTGTTAATGTTAAGGTAGCTAAAGCAACTGCAACATTAGATGCAAATAATAAATTAGTTGCAGGCACAATAATTGATGCTACTGGTAAAACAGTAAATGATGGAACTGCTTTTGGGGTAGTATATGAAGATATTGATTTTACGGATTCAATGGGAACTGAAGTAGTGCCAGTTATAATATTTGGTTTTATTAACATCCATAAAATGCCAACTGCACCATCTGCAACTGCAATAAGTGCCTTGAAGATGATACAGTTTATAGATGATGGATTAGTTACTACAACTACTACAGTTGCACCAACTACTACAACTTCCACGTCACAAGCCTAATTAAAAATTTTAGAAAGGAGTAATTAATATGACTTTAGAGGAATTTATAAACTCACAGCAAATTGCACTTTATATAACTAATTTGCCACCTGAGTCTACATTAGATAAAACTTTGTTCCCACCAGTTAAACAGTTCGGAACAGAGATAGAATTAGCAAAGGGCTCTAAACAAAAACCAGTCGCATTAAGAATGAGCACTTTTGATGTTGCTGTTAAGCCTAGAGCATTAAATGCTAGTTTGAATATTTTAAAGAAAGAACTGCCATTTTTCAAGGAATCAGTAATGATTAAAGAAAAAGATAGACAGATGCTAATAATGGCAATGGGTGCCAATAACCAAAATTTGATACAGAATTTACTTTCACAGGTATATGATAATTATCAGAACCTTGTAGACGGTGCTGAAGTACAAATGAGGAGGGCAAGAGCTCAACTATTACAACGTGCAAGCATAAATATTACTACTGTAGATGGTGATATTGTTGTTGATTATGCCGCACCTGATAACCACAAAGTAGAACTTACTGGTACAGATGCATGGAGCAACACAGATGCTGATATAGTAGGTGATTTAATAGCATGGCAAGAAATATTAACAGATGATGGATATGGAATTGCTAATACTTTAGTATTAACTAAAACCACTTTAAATTATATATTAAAAAATACTGCCATACTAAATGAACTCAAAGCACAGAGATTAGGTGCTGTTATAGTAACACAGCAAGATGTTATTAATTATTTAAACACTAAGTTAGGTTTAAATGTTGCTGTAGTAAATGGTACCTACAGAGCTGAAAATGGTGCATTGTTTAATTATTATGAAGATAATTTTGTTACAATGATACCAAGCGGCACACTAGGTAGAACTATTTATGGTACTACTCCGGAAGAAGCTGACTTGATACTAGGTAGTAAGAAACATGATACTGCTATAGTTAATACAGGTGTAGCGATAACAACTATGCCAAAAGTTGACCCGGTAACTATTGAAACTAAGGTTTCACAGTTAGCACTTCCTTCTTTTGACAGAGTAGATGAATGCTTCTTTGCTAAGGTAGCAGAATAATATTAATGGTGTGGACAAGTTGGGGGCGTAAGCTCCCATTTTAATTAATTAGATTATTAGGAGGTAATTATATTATGGCAGATGCAAAAACTACTACAACTACTACAAAGGCTAAAAAAGTTGAAATTAAAGTGGTTGCTTTAAAATATATAAAAGTTGATGGTGCATATAGAGCTAAAAGTGAAATATTTAAAATGACAGATGCAAACTTTGTAGCAGATTTGGAGAAACGTAAACTTGTTAGCAGAATAAAATAGGGAGGGAACAAAGATGAATGATTTGGAACTCCTAAAATTTTTAATAATGGAATCAAAATACCCATATTTTTCAGATGATGATTTGCAAAAATATTTAGATATAAATAATGGTAATGTATATTTAACTGCTTCACAACTGTGCTTAATGAAGATGGATAATGAAAAAAGCATAACAGTTGGACCAATTACTATACAAAACCCGGACGCATCATACTGGCAAAATTTATCATTACAGTATGCAGATAAAGCGGCTACTGATGATGATAGTAATGGTGGCACAGGTGGTTATTATATAAATTATATGAATAGAGCTGATGGACAATGATAAGTAAGGATAGAATGCGTAGTGTTGTTAAGCAAGCCATTCAAATATTTCCAACTGATGTAACCATTAAAAGAAAGCATAAAGATAAATATGGACAAGAAGATGGAACGTATAATATAATTACAAATTTAACAGGTGTATTATATAGAGATGATTCATCTAGTGCAACCATATTTTTTAGTATGGGTGAAAACAATTTTACTAAAGGACCGAATTCAGTGCATTTTTTAACTGACTGGTCTGAAGAAGCTTTAAAAGTTAAGCCATTAGATATTATTGAAACTACAAGTCAAGATGACCAGCAAACTTTCGAAATTCAAGAACCCGGAGCAAATATGGAAATTTATTTGAATATGGCGTTAAAGGAGGTTGAATAATGGCAGATGGCTTTCACGTTGATATTAAAGATGTATTAGAAAAAACAGTGTTTTGTCAAGAAAAAATAATATATGGTTGTGAGCATTATGCTAAGGATGCCGCACAACAAATGCTGGGAGATGCTAAAAAGAATGCCAAATGGACAGACCGAACTGGTTTATCTAGGCAAACAATGGATTTCCAAATAGTTAATAATAAAAATGAAATAGTAATACAATTGAGGGGTAATACACCACAATTTAAATATTTAGAGTTTGCAATGGAAAAGCGATTTGCTATTTTAGTACCCACAATTGACAAGTGGCAAGGCAAAGTATTAAGAGGCTGGTCGGAGGTGCTAAATAAATTATGATGGATAAATTATTTGATTTTTTAACTACCCATGGTTACACTGTTTATTTAGTTAACCAAAAGACCGATGACTGTACAAGCCCATATATTGTAATAAAAGAAGATTCAACAATGGCACAATTTGATACTAATAAAGTGGGTAACACAATTGTAGATATTATGTTTTTTACACCACGAACTCAAATGTTAGAATTGCTAAACTTGAAGAAAAATGTTAAGATAGATTTAAAGGGTTTTACTGCATTAAAATATAGTGGAATTGAAACTCCCACAGTTGCTGATGATACTGTTAAAGCGGTTACGTGCAGTGTACAATATTTAATACAGCACCCACTAATTTAAGGAGGAGATATGTATGCCAAAAGTAGATGGATATCCTTTAGTCAACATTGAAAGGGTTGAAATAATTACAGATGAAGAAACACCACGTTCATTTACGTTCGATACTGCATCTGAAGCATCTTACAAAGCGGTATTATCAGAGGGTGATGAGCAAATACTAAGAACTAAAAATAAGTTACATGCTATAAATAGGACTGAAGATATACAGTATGGTTCTGATATAGAATTAACAGATGCTAAATTTATACCTGAGGTGCTTGCAATTGTTGATGGTGGTACTTTAAGATATGATGAAAATAACAATGTTATTGGCTATGATTCACCAGTTACAGGCATTGTAGTAGACAGAACAAAGTTTACATTTAATGTATACACTGCTGAAAAAGATATAGACGGTAATATTGTTAAGTATTTTAAATTTAGTTACCCAAACTCGAAAGGTTCACCTGCTGAATTTGATTTTAAAGACGGTGAATTTTTGGCACCAAAATATACAGTCCACAGTAGAGCGGCTTCCGGGCAGTCACCAGTATCCGTTGATATAATTGATGAGTTACCTGAAGAAACTACAACTACTACAATTGCACCTACAACTACTACAACTACAACTGTATAATTAATTTAATTACACTCACACATGTGGGTGTAATTTTATACAATAAGGAGGATTAGAATGTATTTTATTTTAGCTCAACCAGCTATCCAACGGTTTCAGTGGGAATTAGACGTGTGCCTTAACAACCTTAAAAGTTTAGGAGTTACCAATGTAATACTACTATTTACTAAATATAATGCGACAGTGCCTAAATATTTTGAAGAAAAATATGGTGCTAGGTGTTATGTGTACCCTGATGATAATACAAGTAATAAATATATACCCAGTGTAAAACCTTATTTGTTTTGGCAGTTTTTAAAGCATAACCCACAATTTGAAAATGAAGATTTTTTCTATATGGATTCTGATGTTATATTTAGAGAGCTACCTGATTTTACTAAATTTAAAAATAATGATAAAATTTGGTATGGCAGTGATTGCACAGGTTATTTAGGTACCGATTATATAGATAGTAAAGGGAAAGATTTAGTTACTAAAATGGGTAATTTAATTGGTGTAAATGAAACTGATATTAGAAAATATTGTAAGGTTGCCCCGGGTGCTCAATGGCTAATAAGGAAACCGCAGACGAAATACTGGCACAAGGTTTATATAGATTGTATTACTTTATATAGATTCTTTTGTAAAAATGAACAAAGATATATTGATGCACATGGACTGGGTTACACACCAATACAAAAATGGACAGCTGAGATGTGGGCTCAATTATATAATATGCCTTTGTTTGGTTTGGTACCAATGATATCAAAGGAACTGGATTTTTGTTGGGCTACCGACGATATAGAACGTTGGTATAAAACTAAAATATATCATAACGCAGGCGTAACTCCTGATATGCACGACCATTTATTTTTTAAAGGTGCATATGTACGTGAAAGTCCGATTGGTAAAAATTTTAGTTGGGTAAATAAGAATAAGTGTAGTTGTAAATATGTGCAAGCTATGCTAAAATTAAATTGTGAATAAACCCGAAAGGGTTATTTAAAATATAAGGAGGAATTTTAAATGGCAGAACAGAAAAAATTAAAAGTATCGAGTTTGTTGGATATAAAAAAGCAAGCAAGTGGAAAGCTTGTAGAATTTAGTGGTTGGGACGATGATATACCATTCGTAGCAAGAGTTAAAAAAGTATCAATGATGAATTTAGTAGTTGAGGGTGTAATACCAAACTCATTGTTAGGTGCGGCAGAGCAGGTGTTTAATGGTAAGGCATCAAGTAAAAAAGCACCTAGCATGGAAGAAACCTCTAAAATATTTAGGGTCGTAGCAAAATCATGTTTGGTTGAGCCATCATATGAAGATTTGGAAAATGCTGAAATAGATTTAACAGATGCACAATTAGTTGAAATATTTAATTACGCACAATTGGGGGTAAAAGGGTTAGAACGATTTCGTGCAGACCAAGAGCGTGTTACGAATAATAACCCAAGTGGAAAGGTACCACAAGATTCCAAGTCAAATACTGGGAATAACAAATAATTATGATGCGTTTTGTTTTGATGAGGCGATAGCCTACATTCAAAGTTATATGTATTATGATTATGAAGATGATGGAAAATTAAAATGGAGGAAAACACCACATTGGATTGACGAGGTTGCACCTAAAAATAATGAAGAAGTTGCAAAACTTATTCAAAAACAGATGCAAAAATATAATCGATGAGGGTGATATAAATGGCATTAAGTGCTGGAACAATAATGGCAACATTGGCATTATCTACAAGCCCATTCAAAGCCTCCCTACAATCAGCTCAGAATGATTTAAAAACATTTGCCAATGGAAGTGAAAGTACTGGCAAACGTATAACAGCATTAGGAAGTGCGGCAAATACTGTTGGAGCTTCTTTAGCTAAACATGTAACCCTACCTATTGTGGGTGTTGGAGCGGCGGCAATAAAGATGTCAAGCGACTTTGATGCACAAATGAGTAGAGTTCAATCTGTTGCAGGAGCATCAGGTTCACAAATGGAGACATTAAGAAAACAGGCTATTGATTTGGGTGCTTCCACATCTTTTAGTGCTAGTGAAGCGGCTGAAGGTATGGAAAACCTAGCCTCTGCTGGTTTCTCAGTAAATGAAATTACTAGTGCTATGCCGGGTATGATGAACTTAGCGGCGGCTTCAGGAGAGGATTTGGCAACAAGTTCAGATATAGCGGCTACTACATTGAGAGGATTTGGCTTAGCGGCTTCACAGGCTGGACATGTTGCAGATGTATTAGCAAAGAACGCTAATGCAACAAATGCAAGTGTTGCCAGTACCGGTGAAGCTATGAAATATGTGGCACCAATTGCTCATACTGCTGGTATGAGTATGGAAGAAGTTACAGCGGCGATTGGTGAAATGGCTAACCAAGGTATACAGGGTTCACAGGCTGGTACTACATTAAGAAGTGCATTAAATAGTTTGTCTAACCCATCTAAACAAGCGGCTGGACTTATGAAACAGATTGGATTTAGTGCTTTTGATACTAATGGAAAAATGTTGCCACTAAATGAAATTATAGGTAAATTACAATCTTCTACTAAAGGGATGACTCAGCAACAAAAAGCATTAACGTTATCAACCATATTTGGTTCTGATGCTTTAAGTGGTATGCAAGTATTAATTGGTGATGGTCAAGATAAATTAAAAGGCTTAACTAAAGAACTCAAAAACTCAGATGGTGCGGCTAAAGCGGCGGCAAAAACTAACCAAGATAACTTGAAAGGTTCGATAGAAGGTTTAAAGGGTTCATTGGAATCAGCGGCTACTGCGATAGGTAAAACTATGACACCTGCTATAAGAAGTATTACTGACCATTTAGGTAATTTAGTAAAGGCTTTTAATAGGATGTCACCAGCTTCGCAAACATTTATAGTTGCAGTAGGTGGAGTAGTAGCGGCAATTGGACCTGCATTATTAATATTTGCTAAAACAGTTAAAGCGATGCAAAGTATACATCAAGCCTTTACTATAGTTAAGGATGTAAAAGCTGTATCTACTGCTATAAGTGGAATTGGTAAAGCATTTAATGTTTTAACTTTAGGGGCTAATCCAGTAATGATTGCTATATATGGGATTGCCATAGCGGCATTAATTATATATAAAAATTGGGATAAGTTAGCACCGTATTTTAAAAAGGTATGGGCGGTTGTTACTGGAATATTTACAAGTGCTAAAAATACTATTATGAGTGCGTGGAGCGGTATTACTGGATTTTTTAGTGGAATCTGGAATGGTATAAAATCCGGTGTGCATGTTGCAATTGCTGGGATATCTACAGGTTGGACAGCGGCAGTAACTGGAATTAAAACTGCATTTTCTGCAATTGGTAATTTTTTTGCTGGTGTTTGGAATGGTATAAAGGCAGTAAGTCTTGCGATATGGAATGCAATGAAGGTTGCTGGGCTTGCAGTATGGAATGGTTTAGTAGGGGGAATTAAATCTATATGGAATGGGTTAGTAGCGTTCTTTAAAGCTTTCCCGGGTGTAATGGCTAATATAGGTAAGAGTATATTTAACTTCTTTAAAAACGGGGCTATATCTCTTTTAACTAATGCTGTTGCTGGTATAAAGGCTTTGTGGAATGGGGTTGTTAATTTCTTTAGAAGTATGCCTACAGTATTTGCTAATACGGGTAGAAATATATTTAGCTTTTTTAAGAATGGTGCAATCAGTTTATTAACTGGGGCAGTTGCTGGAATTAAAAAGATGTGGAATGGTTTAGTTAACTGGTTTAAAAATTTCCCTAAAAACTTTGTAAATATTGGTAAGGATATCATGCAAGGTTTATGGAATGGTTTAAAGGCTATTGGAGGTAAAGTTGTAGCTTTTGCTAAAAAATTAGCCAAGGATTTATTAACTGGTATGAAGAAAGTATTTGGTATTGCTTCACCATCCAAACAAACCTATGCAATGGGTGGATATTTAATTAAAGGGCTTGAAAATGCTCTGCTGAGTGGTGCCGGACATATTAAGGCAGTAGTACAGAAAGTATTCGGTGGTGCTATTAATTTTGCACATGGTATTGTTGGTAGTGCCAAAGTAGGTGCATGGCTTACAACTGCATTAGCACAATCAGGAAAGCCTCTAGCATGGTTGCCAGCATTGCAAACTTTAGTACAGAAAGAATCAGGTGGTAACCCATTATCTGTTAATAGTCAGGCAGTGGGAGGAGAACATGCCACTGGATTAATGCAGATGTTAGGTTCTACTTTTAACAGTTATGCGGCTAGTGGACATGGTAATATAATGAACCCCATTGACAATATAATGTCAGCCTTAAATTATATTAAAGCTAGATATGGTAGCCCATATAATATACCACATTTATTTAGTGGAAATTATGTTGGTTATGCAACCGGAACAAATAATGCAACCCCGGGAGCACATGCAGTAGGTGAAAAAGGACTTGAGGTTGTACTGGGAAATGCGTTAAAATGGTTCAGAGGAGGAGAAACAGTTTTAAGTAATATGCAAACTAATAATTTAGTTACGAATATGACTTCTGTTTTAAATACTCTACAAGGATTAGTAACTGGCGTACAAGCTGGTGTTAGTGGCATAAGTAATGTTTTTGAAAATGCAAATAATGTAATAGGTGATAATAATTTAAATTTAGTGAAGAAAGCACAGGATAGTTTAAATACTACTGGTGGTACCCCTGCCAAAGTTGAATTACACCTTGATGGCAAATATGCCTTTACAGATAGGGAATCAATTGATTATTTATCTACTGAAATATCAAGAAAGATTAATGGTAATGTAAGGAGGAGGAAATAATGGCAGATTTAAGTATGACAATAAATGATAAAAGTATATTAGATTTAAATGCAGATTTAATAGAGTATACGTTTGGTACCAATAAAGCTGAATATACTTCATATTGGTCAAGGCTGGCACCTTCCCCTCTAATTACTTCATTGCTTTTTAAAGAAAGACCATTAACAGTATCATTGCTGGTACATGGTTTAACTAAAACTGATGCTTTAATTAGCATCAGTAATATTACAAAAGAATTAAGTAATGCAACTATACAATTTAATGATGCTCAATTTTTGTATGATGTAATACTAAATGGTGACCCGGAAGTTACGTGGTATGGTGACCCGGATACTAATATTGATGGTAATAATTATTTATATTTAGTGAAGTATACTTTAAGTAGTGGTTATGGTTATTTACCAGTGGTATCACAAACAGATACCCTGGTATTTAATAGTACAATACCACAAGCAATAACAGTGGTGCCACAGGGTAATGTTGCCTCACCTTTAAATATTAATGCTAGAGTAGTATCAGGGCTAACCACAGATACTGGATTTTATTTTGGTATTAATAAACCCGGCACATTTAATATTTTAGATTCTTTTGTAACAAATCAATTTACTTTTATAGGTTTAAATAATGGTGATACTGCCGAGGTTGATACTGAAACATTTAAAACCTATAGAAATAATGTTGTAACACCACTCAAATTTAATGGTGATTTTCCAGTATTACCGGTGAAACGCAGTGGTGAATCAATTGCAATTAATGTTAACCCATATGCAGTTATGTCAGATGAACATGATATAACATTAGAAGTAACTACAAGTTATAAACCTAGATATGTATAAAAATTAGGAGGAATTTATATGTTTAATGAAAGTGTATCAATAAATGGACCAATAACAATTACTACTGGTGCAGAAGGTGCTACCAAAGAAGTGACAGTTGGAAATGTAAATGCAACTATACGAAACAATAATTTTGATATAGGTGTAAGATTTCAAGATGACCAAACTGATACAATAAAAGCCAATGCGGCACTTGTAAAAACAGCTCTTGATGATTTTGTAGCACAAGTAAATGCAAAGATAAATGCAACATTAGATGTAACAATACGATAATTTTTTAGGAGGTTAATAATATGAAAAAAGTAAAAGTAACAAATAAATATTTATTAAATAGAACTAAAATATTAGGAATGGTATTGCAGGAGAAATTGCCAGTGATGGCTTCATATGCAATAACTAAAAATGTGGAAGCAATTAATGATGCATTAGTGCCATTTAATAAGGTAGTTGGCAAGGTTAGAAATAAGTTTGCTAAAAAAGATGATAAAGGTGAGCCAGTATGTGATAAAAATACTGGTTTGCCATTAATAGATGATGTAAAAGGTTGTAATGAAGAAATTGATAAATTACTAAATATTGAGATTGAGCTAAATTTAATGCAATTTAAATTAGAAATCCTAGGCAATGCAACTTTAAGTGGTGCCGAATTAGACGCATTAAAATTCATGATTGAAGATTTTTAGTAGTTTTATAATGAGGAGGGTATAACGAAATGTTAATAATTGCAGATGCAAATTATGCTCAGTTGGGGGTTTTACCTTCCGCCCAAGATATTAAAAGAACAAGGGATATAACTGGAACTGATACTCTAGAATTTAACTATGCTATGTTTAATGTAGTGGGTGCAGAAGAAGTAAAAGATACTATGGTTGATGTTATAAAAACACAAAATCATATTTTAACAGCTGACCAAGTATATGTGATTAAAGAAGTAAACCCGGGTTCTGATAATTTAATTGCAGTTGAATGCGAGGTTGATACAGAAGCTTTAAAATGTTTATATAACAATGCGTTTACGAGAACAAATGTACTCATTACAGAAATAGCAAATAATGCCCTGATTGGTAGTGGTTGGACAGTTAATACCAATGTTACTAAATTAAGAAGTTTGGCAATGACTAATTCAACTGCATTGGATATATTAAAGAAATTAGCTGAAACGTATATGTGTGATTTACAGTTTGATGCTAAGAATAAGATTGTAAACTTTTTAAATAGTATGGGTACCAGCAAGGGTACATTTTTTAATGATAAACTTAATTTAGTTGCCCTAAATATTAAACAAGATACACATGATTTCTGCACTAGGTTAATACCAGTAGGACAAAATGATATGTATATTAATGATGTAAATGGCGGGTTGCCATATGTTGAAAACCACCAGTACACTGACCAAATTATAACAGCATACTGGTCGGCTGGTCAATATACTGATAAAAATGCA